ACCTAAATTTAAACTTTCCCAAAACATTTTAACCTCGTGTTTAGGATAATAACTTGTTATATAATCAACCGAATTTGGGTCGAAATTAAACTTATCAATTGCATCTCTCATTGAGAGGTGTGGGAATCTAAAATAATCACCATAAAAGTCTTTATATACTTTTACCCTGGTGTGTCTCTCTTCTTCTAAAGAGAATATAATTTTACCGTTTTCTATTAAACTAATACCACAAGAATGTGATCCAGCTGAAAGTCCTAATATTCTCATTGTTGTGCGTATTTTTGATAAACTTCTACTAATTCTTTTGATCTGTTATACCAAGATAAAGATTCAGCTGTTTGTAAAGCGTTATTTCTAAACGCGTCATATTCGTTCATAATAACATCTAAACCACGAACTAAATCATTTACATTTCTTGGTGCTCTCCACATACCGTGAAAATCAGTTTCCATTTCAATCCATCCGTTAATTGGTAGACCACAAGCAGCGGCTTCTAATATTGTTAAATTAGGGTGCCCAGCCTCTAACTCCGATGGGTGCATGAAAATTGTGTGTCTATGATATAGATTAACTAATTCATCTTGAGTTGGTTCCCATTCAATTGATAATTTCGGGTAACCAAAAACCCAAGGGTTTTCATTAAAGAAGTTCTCATTATTTCTAGGACCAGCAATTGTAATTGGTAAATTTCTAGCCATAGCAGCTTTAATAGCAAAACCAAAACCCTTTCTATCATACCCATTCATACCAGCTAAACCATTGTTAGCTAAACATAATAATTTATGTTCTTTCGGCCTAACATCAGACGGATGATAAAAGTCGGTGTTGACACCATGCGAGAAATAGATGGCCTTTTCCGTATCAAAATATGGTACCAAGAATTTACCTGGCATTAAAGAAACTTGTGATTCTAAAATAGCTCTATTATTTTGGTTAAACACATATGAATCTTTACCATAATAGTAAGCGTGATGATCATGTAATTGATAAATGTAGGGAATACCTCTTTCATTTAAAAAATGACACAAATTAGCCATGTGTACATGTACCACATCATATTCACCTGGTTGAATCTCATTGGCATATTTAATGTCAACTTCATGACCTAATAATCTTAAATTTTGGGTGAATTCCCAAACTATTTTTTCTACAGCACCCCAATTAGGTGGTGGTACAGGAATTCCGCATCCTGGGTGCACTTGACAGATTTTCATATATTAATTTGTAAAAATTGCTGCGTAATCGTTATCTTTATTTTTTTCTTTTCTATCTACAATAGAATAACCTGGTAAATGTTTTGTATAAATCTTATCGGCCATAGCACCGTGTAATCCAGCAACTTTAGTCATCCAAAGATCAAATGCGTCCCATTTACAAGTGTTAAATTTCTCTACAAAAGTAGGTAATTTTTCTCGATTAATCAAGTATGATTGTGCTGGTGCAAAAATGCTTAAATTAAGCATTAAATCCTCACGTCTACCCTCAAATCTTTCGGCACAATAATTACCAAAACCAAGCATATCAACATTTTCTTCTTTCGCCAATTGTGACCATCTGATTAAATTATCGTACAACTCTTGATAAGGCGCGTCAATAATTACATCACCCTCAAATACTAAGATGAAATCATATTTATCATTATCTGGTAATGTAATACCATTCTTATGGGCTAAGAAACAACCATAATGCCCTGGCGATAGTTTGAAATAACCTGGTTCAGCGGCAACATCATGTGGTCTATTACATGTTTCAGTAGGTGGTAAATCTCTATAAATTTCATTAATTTTTTGATAATATTCTATGTTATCAAAATTATTAGCAAAATCTTTTAAAGAATGTGCTGATCTTAATTCTTTTGGATTTGTTGTTGGTTCGGTTACTAAATGAACAATTCTAATTTTTGGTTTACCATTAGTTTTATCAATCAAACTAACATTATTCATATCACCTTTATAATCAAACATACCATTATTTGGTAATGTATTAATGATATAATTATTATCAATTTTTATTGATTTATTTTCAATAAATTGTTGCGTGTCTTTATCAAACGCTTGATAATCAATTACGTACTCAGCATTCTCACTTAAATCATAATTAATTATACTATACCAAGAACCTCTTCCAGTTACGGTAACTTGTTCTTCTTTTAATAAAGAACCATTTTTATTAATCGTGATATTAACAATTCTACTATCGATTGAATTGGATACCTGGAAATAAACCACAAATGAGTTAGGTACATTTGATGGTAGAACAGTGAAGTATTCTACTCTGGAGTAATCTCTGTGATAAAAATTGGTTTCAACTTCAGTTTTAAATTGTTCTTCACCGATTAATTGAATTTCATTCATTTTATCTTTAAAAGCAAAATACATTAAATTTTCGTAACCATTACTAAATGAACCCCATTTAGTTCTTAAATTTTCATAATCTTGCGCGGAAAATACTGGTGTAACGGTATTTAAATAAAAATCTGGTCTTATACCCATAAAAAATGTTGTAACTGAGTGACCTTCGGCATTATTAGGCATATCACCAAAATAAGCGGATTTTGTGTTTAATACAGCAGATACATTATCTAAATAAGCATCGTTTTTAAGTACATAATCATAATTAAGAAAATAAACTTTTTCAATACCTAATTTACTAGCTAACGCAGCACCATTATAATAATTTGTATAACATGTTGGTCCGTGATATACATCATTACCCTCACCTCTTAAATTAACAAACGCAAAAAAATCAGCTTCACTATATCTACTTTGTGAATAAAATGTATGTTTTGTTAAAATATTGTTTTTATCATACACGCAATAATCAACCAGGTTCTGTAAATCGGATGAAATTGGTAGGTGTGATGTTAAAATAACTTTTCTACCCGTCTTTTTTGCCGCTAAAATACATTCAACTGTTGTATCAAAAGCGCTTTTTGTTGTTGGGTACGTTGAAATAATAACCGCTTCATTAGATCTGTTAATATCCAACACCATATTTGTTTGGTGTTCCGTTTCCAACATTTCTTTAATTATAGAACAGTTTTTGTTAAAATCGGTGAAATCTAAATACTTAATATTTTCAAATTTATCAAAGTAATTTAAATAAACACCAAGATTATAAATTAAGATAGGTAAATTCCATGAAATTGCTTCGCGAATAACCAATGGCATTGTTTCTTTATCATTATCTGTACCTCTGGATGTAAATAAGAACAAATCCATGGCCTGATAAAATCTATCAACATCTTTTCTCTCACCATGCCAAACAATATTATCTGGTTTATCGGCCATTAAAGGTTCCCAATAATGAGCAAAATTTCCAGCTTGATTACCAACTGAATGAAAAACATATTCTGGTAATGCTCTAGCGTAATCAAAAAATTCTTTTTGATTTTTTCTTGGTGTGAATAAACCAACATGTAATACGTGTTTTTTATTAGGGTCTAAACCAAGATCTCTTAGAGCATCTTCTCTATTTGGCCTTTGTTTATATTCAATAGGGTATTCAACAAGAACTTTTGGTATATCAATTGAGCTAAATAGTTTTATTTGCCAATCTGATACAAACATAAATTTATCTGGGAAAAATTTCTTTTGAGTTGCATCATATGATGAATCATGCGATGTTTCAACAATAATATAGTTACGATCTTTTTTGTAAATTTCTTTTGCAACCTCAAAATCCATGAAATATTCAGGAATTTCTTCTAAATGCACAATATCTGGAGAAATTCTATTGATAATGTCAATTAATTCCATTTTATTTTCTTCCAGAGTAAAGAATTTATCTGGTGGAACCATTGATGTGATTTTATCTCTTTGTACAACTAATACACCACCAGTGTGGTTGGACCACTCAATGACATAAATGTCAAATGTGTCTCTAAGTAATTCAATTTTTTTTGTTAAATATTGCGGTAACCCACCTGTTGATAAATGTGGTGCAATGTATAATAATTTCTTCATATTTGTTTTAATTAACGATACAAATATAGTAAATTTTGAAACAAATATAAATAAAAAAGGGTGGAAAAAATCCACCCTTTTATTTTTTTAATGTAACCCTTTAAGATTATCTTAAACCTGTGATACCGAAGCTAACGATATTTTTACACTTGATTACACCATAGAAACGGTTGTTAACCATTTTCTTAGCGTAACGAGTCATAATACCTTTAACTGGTGCAAAGGTGAATGGGTTGTACATTGTTGGAGTTAATTGCATTGGCACGTATGGTGCGTAAATGTAACCAGTATCCAATAATGATGTACCTTTGTGACCCATCAAGATTGTATCAGCTGGGAAGTAAGGATCACGGTAAACTTGGTATCTTCCACCCAATGAACCGATTCTTTCAATACCCATGTTATATTTGTCTTGCTCTGGAGCAGCGTTAGATACGTGGAAGTATTCTAAGTCGTCCAAGATAGCTGAAACCTCAGCAGAAACTACGATCCAGTTAGCACCACCTCTTAAAGTAGCTTTGTGGATTTGAGCAGAAACTTGGTTGATCGCAGTGATCAAAGTTTGGTTCCAATCTTTTTGAGTATAGAAACCGTTTGTTGCAGATAAACCTAGGCCATTAGCTCTTGAACCAGAGTAATCCCAAGTCATTCTCCATGCAGCACCTCTACGTAAGTCACGTAAAATTTCACGGTCAATCTCAGCAGCAACTTGCTCAGACAATAAAGCTGTTAATTCAGCTTCAGCGTCAATGTTATGGAATGCACTAACGTCTTGAGCTAATTCTGGAGACCATTGAGCTCTTAATTTTCTTTCGATAACAGAAACTGTTACAGATTGAAGTTCAAAGCTTACTTCACCCATTGTGTCAGCATACTCTAAAGTATCGTATTCTTTAGCAGTTACAGTTAAACCAGTTAATGGTAATACAACTGTTGAGCTATTGTTAACAACAGCAACATAAATAGCACCATTAGAATCCATGATTGATTTACCATATTTTTGAGCTGGTAAATAGAAATCAAAGTCAGCGCTAGCTGTTGCACTTGTGATGTTTAATGTAGAAAGAACTTCTTCAGCATCATCCCATGTTGAACTAGTTGGTCCAAAATCAACTTTAATGATAGATGTAGCACCTGTAGGAACTGAAGTACCAGCTAAAGTAGCATAACCACTTGTAGAGCTTGAATCAAATTGATACAAGTTAGCTGTAGTTACAGTACCAGTTAAAGTACTAGCTGCACCTTTAGAGTTGTCATAAAGACCGTTCTCACCGTAGAATGCATCATACAAGTTAGGGCTTATTGTGCTGTTTGGTGTTGGGTCGATACCCGCAACGCTTGAGTTGAATGATGAATTTTCCAACTTCGGAATGAAGTAGAATAATTTACCAATCGGTAAGTTTAAAGCTTGAACCGAAACGATTTCGTTAGCTAATAATTTTGAGAATACTCTTCTCACGATAGGGAATACTACAGTTTCGAAAGAACCTTCGTTACCTAAAGCAACTGATTCATTAAGCATGTAAGATGCTTGGTTTTCGAATAATTGTGCAATATTCTCTTTTCTGTGACCAGCAAGACCTTCTAAAAGACCTAAACCGTCCCATCTGTTAATTACGTCAGTACGTACAGCTTTTAAGTGATTTAAGCTCACGTTACCAACTTTTCCTGATTCTAATAATGCTCCCATTTTAGTATTTGTTTTAAGTTTTATTTAATTTTATTATTTGATTTTTCCAATGATATCCAACATTCTTGATAATTGTGGATTTTGATAAGCAGTTGATTCATTTAATTTTGAAGAACCACTAGCTTTCGGACTTTCCATAATTTTGTCTTCAATCACTTGTTTTGTTGCTGTTTTACCAGAAGATAACTGATCTTGCAAACTATTGAAGATTTCTCTTGACTCATTTAAGTTTTGAGCTGAATCAAATCTCTTAAGGATATTTAATTTTTCATCCTTAGTAGTAGAATTTTCAGTAATCAATTTGATTGCATAAGTTAGATTTGATGAGAACAAAGCAACTTCTTGTAATTGCGACTTAAGATTTTTGATAGCTGTCCTATATTCAGTCTCAGAACCTTTAAATTCTTCAGCTAAATTTTTGAAGCTTTCTAACTCTTCAGCCTTTTTATTATTTTCAGCCACTGCTTCTTGGTATTTTTTTCTCATTACCACCAAGCTTTCATGTAACTCTTTTTCTTTGGTTTTGTTTTCAGCCTTGTTTTGTGCATTTTCATGGATGTCTTTAGTAGCTGCATTTTTGATCACACCATTTTCTTTAGCTGGTTCCTCAAGTTTTTTCTCACCTGTAGGCATTGATCCACCTTTAGTAGACATGTGTTTAGTAGCCGCATTTTTGATCACACCATTTTCTTTAGCTGGTTCCTCAAGTGAGGATACACCATCTGGTGTTGAACCACCTTTAGTTGTGATGTGAGCTGTAGCTTCTTTAGCAACTTCGTTTAGATCCTCTTCTGAGATTTCAACCTCATACACTGGCTCTTCTTCTAAATCAATCGTTTCGTCCATTGATTCACCAAATTGTTTTTTGACAGCAGCACTAGTTGGAATTTCGTGCTCGTCACCGTACTCATCAACATTACCAACTTCTTGAAGTTCCTCTGGAGTTTCCTCTGGAGTCTCAGCTGGAGTTTCTTCCCCACCTTTTTCTTCATCTTTGGCTGGTTGGATGTTAATTTGTACACCACCTTCTGGTGTTTGGACAATTTCGATCTCGTCAGCTGGTTCCATAAGGTTGAAATGATTAATAACTTCCTCATCTGATTTGTCGGTTAGATCAATAACTTCTTCACCATCTTCTGGTGCGTCCATGTTATCGCCCATACCGTCAGCATCATTAGCTGCTTGATCACCTGGTAGATTGTCACCAGGCATGTCATCTGTTAACTCTTCGTCTTCAACTTCCTCTAGGTTGTTTTTGACAATTTCTTCTAATTCTTCCTTAAGAGTGCTTTTTAAAGCGTGATTAGCGTTTTTAGAAACCGCTTCTCTTAATTCTTGAATTTCAGCAAGAGTTTCTGCTAAAATATTTGTTTTGCTCATGTTTTAATTTATTAAAAAATTATTATGATATATTATCTTAGTAATAAATACTACAAAAAATAGGAAAGATCAAAAAAATTTAAAAAAATATTCTTATTATCCTGTATTGAGCAAGGATTGAGCAAAAAAAAACCACCCGATTTTGGGTGGTTTTAGTAGTTTTTAAGGTTGTAACTTATTCAGCATTGATATCAACACCTTCTGGAATTAGCACTCTAACAATTTTAGATTCAGCACAATTTAAAATCCTGTAATCTCCCATGTATCCATCCAAATCCTTGATAACATTAGCTTCTGCATCTGTTATAGAAATTGCTTTGGTCATGTAATTCTCTTTAATTTTTTTAATTTTACCAGTTTGTTCGTCCTCAATCACGAATTGAATAGTTACTGTGTACCAATAGTATGTTTTCATAAAAAATATTTTTTAACTATTATAATAGTAGTAATTTTTTTTAAAAAAACAACCTAAAATTTCAAAAACTTATTCAACCTAGCCATTAAATCTTCTTTGGAGTCATTACTTTCAGGTCCTTTACCAGTTGCATGATTAATACCTTTAGTCTCTTCAATATCTTTTGGTTCATTTAAAACCTCATCATATTTCTTAAAATCTTGAGCGTCTTTATAAAGGTATGAACCTGGTGTTGATGGTGATGATACAATATCCCAGCAAATTAATTCAAAATCATCTTGCACAACGTTTTTACCGTTAATCTTTTTAAGGCTACCAACACCTCTAGACGATATACCTAAAGTCATACCATAACCAAGGTAATGAGCGACTAAATCACCGTTACATGATATAATACCACTTCTTCTAAAACCTTCAGATACTAATATCTCTAATTTACCAATAAGAACATTATCCTTCCAGAACATATCAACTATTCTATGTGGTGAACCACCTTTAAGTGATATAACTGATTCTTGTGGGTGATCTAATTCGTGAAAACTAGAATTGCGAGCGATAACCTCTCTATATCTTTCAACTTCTCTTTTTAGAATATCTTCTGGATAAACCCTACCGTTTCTATTCTCAACACCATATTTTTGTAATGTTGCATAGTAATAAATAGGACCAGACAAATCAATAGGACCTTTTTGGATTTCCTCATTTATAATTTGGCCCTGTAATACTTCAGATACTGAACCAGCATCACCTTCAATTAAGATTCCAAACCCTTCTTCGTTTTCTTTTAATATTTTTATACCCATTTTGATAGATTATATCATATAAATATAACGAAAACCAGTTAAATGTCTTATTTAATCATCAGAAATATTAAAACCCATTTTTTCATCAGCAATTTTCTTATTTTTTAATCGCTTGATTGTTTCATCATAAGGGTTTTTAAGAATGTATAATGATATAAAAGTTTCTTTAAGATGAGCCATTGTATATCCATTGGTGTCTTTTACCAATTTTTCGATATCATATAACTTTTGATCTTCCTCATCTAAAATATTTTTAAAATAAGCACCTCTATCCTCTGCGGTTGGTTTTTCAATCTTATATTTCTTATCAAATCTAGATGGTCTATCTTTAATCCTAGCTGGTATTTGTTCTAAGTTGTTTGTTGTTGCAACATATACAACATTTTCAATTGAGTTTAAACCATCTAAAAAATTTAAAAATACTTCTTCACCAAATTTTTGTATAACCAAATCAATATCTTCAATAATGCAAAGTATCGGCCTTGTCTTTTCAACCTTTCTAACCAATTTAGCCAACTCAACCCAGTTATAGGGGTTATCAAAATATATTGATAGTCCGTTATATTCCTTTAACTTATCAATAAGTAGATAAATTAAAGATGTTTTACCACATCCAGGGTCACCGTATAAAATAATACCTCTTTTTGGTGTTAAGTTGTATTTTTTAAATCGATCAATGTTATCCCAAAAATTAACCAGATCAGATATAATCTCGTTATGTGGAGATGATGGTAAATGAAAAAACTCGTCACTTTTATATTCTAGCTTTGAAATACCAAAGCCATTAGCATCATTATATATCATGCTATATAAACCAGATTCAACGGTTGTAACTGGTTTAAAATTAAAAAAGAAATCGGTGTTGTTTATTGTGTACCATGATTCTATTGATGGTAATAGTCTTTGAACATGATCTGTTAGACTAACCTCTAACGGCACAGTTTCATCATATAAGTCGTCTTGTTCTAGCATTAGATTTTTTTGAGAAATAATTTAATTTATTTTTTTCTAGTGATTCTATAACAAGATTAGATAATTCTTGCATCTTTTTAAACATTAAATTTGAATTAAATTTAATTTTATCTTTAGGGTAAACTGTCAATTCGATAAACATAAAACTTTTTTTATCTAATGACATTCCAGATGCTCTTAAATCTAAATCAACGATAAAGTTTTCGTTAAATGTTGTAGTGTCAATATTATCTTTTATTCTAACGATAATCTCTCTACGCATGATTCTTATGTAAGAATCAAAATTTTCAATTTCTTTGGGTTGCACCCAGGATTCTATATTTAGGTATATAGCGTTTAATTTTACAGCGTCAATTGTACCGTATTTAACTCGAAATTTCTCGTCTGTGAAGAGTTTCTTTTCTTTTCCAAATTTGCATTGCATTTTTTTTCATCATATTTTAGCGTATTTTATTTTTTATTATTATAATAATAATAAAAAAAGTTCACTAAAGCAAATTTCAGATATTTATAATTAAACAAATTAATTATGAACGTAGGAAACATCAAAAAATGGTCTTTCGGTGAGATGACATCGAATCCAGACGGAAAAACATCAGTAACATCAACATCAGGCTTCATTATTGTAATGGTTGGCTGTCTTTCATTCCTATTAGGGGTGATTGATAAAATGTTCATTGACAAAAGCATGGACGTTATTAACCAAGCTGTTATGTTTACAACAATTGGGGCTGCATTAATCGGTTATAAAAACTACACTGGTCATAAGGTGTCAATAGCGAAGTCAAAAACCGAAACAACTACTGAGGAAACCCCAGAAGAAGTTAAATAAGATATTCCGCTATAAGCGGTGTTTTAGGACCGTTCCAGTTATGGGACAAAAAAAAGCCAGGATTCGCTACCCTGGCTTTACTTTTTTATGGTAAATTTAAAAATTATTCGAAACTTTTCTTTAAATCAATTACATCATCAATAATTTCTAATGAAGGTTTTTGATTTTTCATCTCATTTAGTTTGGATCTAACTTCCAATAATTTCTTAACGACAATTATATCATCAGACTCATTAATTGTTTTTTCAACCATATTTTGAGCACTTTCAATTAAATTTGAATAATATGTGTTAATCGCAGATTCATCATTTTCAGCAAATAAGTTTAAAACTTTTACTTGCTCTTCATTCAATTTTGATATCTTATCGGTTAAGCTTTCGTTGATCTTATCAATTGATTCCTTTAGGTTAGCTTCACTGTTTAAATCTCTCGTTAAATATTTAACTAAATTTGTTTTATGCTTAACTTTTTCAATCAAAGACAATTTTTTATTAAAAACAAGAGCGTCAATACTTTCATTAATAGTATTATCAATTGCTATAATATTTTCAGTTAGATTTCTTAAAGGTTCAATTTTTGTTAAATCAAAAGATTTTAAGTGGGTGATTGATTCTTCAACAAATTCTTTTGCTATATCTTCATTTTCAAATCGCATTGTATTTAACAAATTATAAACCTCGTTAAATTCTCTTAATACATTATTTTCTTTTAAAACTTTCACGTATTTAGCGAAAGATTTTTTAAAATCTTTTTCACCTTTTTCTTGGTAGGTTTTTTCTAGATCCGAAAGGATGCTTTCTTTTAATTGTCCAAACATTTGTCTATTATTTTAATATAAATATCATTTATTTTTTTATTATACTAATAAATCGTCAATTTCGTCAATAGTTTTTTTAAGAGCTTCGTTGATTAATTTATTTTTAGCCTCTAATTTTCTTTTAGTGATTTCAGCTAAAGGTTCTTCAGCACCAGGTAATTCGGTACCACCAGCTTCTGGTGCTGGTGCTCCAGCCTCTGCCCCTGGAACTTCAAGAGGTGTTGTAAAATCTGTTCCACCAGCCAATTCTTCACCACCAGCTTCTGGTGCTGGTGCTTCAGCACCGCCACCACCGCCAACAGAACCACCAAACCCACTAGGGGTTTCTGTTCCACCAGCAGCTCCACCAAGTGTCATATTATTTGGGTCAATCTTATAGATTTTATAGATGTCTCTGAATATACCAGTTTGTTTAATAGTTTCACCAAGGGCTTTAATTTCTTCACCGCCAGCTTTTTCAACAGCTTGTCTTTGAATATCAAGTTTGATTTCGTCATCACTCATATTCAAGATTTCTTTTTTAGCATATGTCATAGACATTGCACCAAATCCGTTACCAGCGTCAGAAACCGCATCACGATATAACGTAACTTTTTCCTTCCAGTTTTGGATTTTAAGCATTTCAGCTTGAGTTGATGGGCTTGTTAGTGTTAATGTAAAGTTTTCTAGATCATCTGTAAACCCTTTAGTGTATAAATGGATAATAGCCATTTTATTTAACTCCTGTATAAGAGCTTTTTGTACTCTATGTACAGCTCTAGCAAAACGAACATCAAGTATTGCTAAATTTTTACCATCACCAGTTGTTTCTTCAAAACCAATAAAAGCTTTTGGCACTCTAAGTGCCGCTAGCATTTTCTTTTGGATGTATTCAATGTCGGCAATCTCCGATAGATTTTGAGCCCCAGGAAGCGTTTCAATTGGCATTGCAAGGCTTGGGTCTCTAACTGGGATAAAATAGTCCTGATCGACAGCTAATGCGTTATAGCGGGTATCTTGTTGACCGTTGTTTTTATCAACCATGTTAACTCTTTTAAAGTTATTGGCGATTTTATCAACATAAGCATCAACATCCTTATCATCCATGTTACCAACAAAAATTTTATATACACGTCTTTCTGGTGCTCTGGTTGTACGATAAACCAACATCGCGTCTTCAGATAATAAAAGTTGTTTCCAGATTCTTCTTACTTTTTCCAACATAGATGTGCCATAAGGTAATCTTCTATCATCACCAAGTAATCTAAAGTGAGAAACTTCAAATGAATTAAATTCAACGTTTTTATCTTTCCAGAAGAATTTAATATTTTTTTCTTTTTGTTGATCGTCTAAACTAGTCACTTTTGAAAAGCCTGGTTCAGATCTAGTCATTTCAATGTTAGGTAACTGGGTTACACCAACAATACCTTGATTAGGTACGATCTTATTGTAAACAAAATTATCACCGTATTTACAAACGTTTCTAGCCCAAGAAGTTAAATTGGCGTTTATATCTAAAATATTTTCAAATAAATCGGTTAATTCATTTTTAATTCTAGAACTATCAGAATAAATTGTTAAAACTTTACCGTTTTCATTTGCCGTTGTCGCTTCTTCAGCAAAAATATCCAGTGCAACAGAAATTTCTGGTGTATATTCCATAGCTTCATAATCATAATATGAAGCAATCCTTGTTGGTTCGTAATAAACAGCTTTTTGATAAAGTTCATTATCAATTTTTTTCCACTGGTTTTGTAAATAAAGCGTTTGTTGCGCCTCTAATTTTTTTTGTTCCAAATCATCACCACTTAATCCGTTAAATGAATTAGGATCGATGACATATTTAGGTCCATCGACTTCATTGCCGAGAACTTTATTTAATCTTTGGAATATTGTTAATCCATTATTTGCCATATATTTTTAATTTACGTATTCACAATCTACATATGGTGGATATTGATAGTTTTCAATAGCCTCAACCCATTCTTTTTTTTGCACATAAGTTGTTGTACCATCAGATTCTGGTGAGCATTTAATTGCATCAACATTTCTTTGCAAAGCCCTACCATCTTTTTTATCTAAATTTTTTGGGTCAGCTGTTCTAACTATTGAAACTGAACCTGGTCCTGTAGTTCTACCTTGTTTAATTATTGTTGCCATTTTTTTTTTAATATTTTGTTGTTTTGTTTATTTTTTTACATTTGCACCAAATAACCAAGCAAATTCTCTTGTGTTATAAATTGTGTTATTTACTATATCTTCATCCTTTTTATAACTTTTATTTGGATCTGGTGAGCTTACTATACTTTCTAATAAATAGTTTGATTCTGTCTTTGTTGTATTATTAACAATTTTCCAGCTATCTAACATAGCCTTTGTCATGTTATCAGATTCTTGTAATCTTTTAAAAGACGTATTTGCGACAAATAAACACATACCAAGAGCCATGATAAGGTCATCATGTGAACCTTTCATATGATCTGGCTTACCATTTTTATAGACGAATTTTTTTAATTCAGCTGTCAATCTTTCACTACGTATTTTAAACCCACCTCTAGATACCGCCTCTTCTAAAGCGGCTACGATTTGACTTCTTCTATTTCTTGATGCAAAATTAATACCAGGTATTGCATTTTCATCTGGCATAAAATACATGTTATTATTGTCATCATTATCATAATGCAATAATTTTTTGGGGTAATTAAGTTCTTTTAATTTTTGTGTTGATGCAATACCCATACCACCTGTGATATCAAATGTTGATAGGGCATCATACATTCTACCGTATTGATCTACTATTAAAGCAGCAACATCTGGTGGAACTTTACCATGATATTCTAATACCTGTTCAAACGTATCATAATCAATAATACACATACCAGTAGCATCTTCGGAGTCACCGCGAGACACATCAAGTGCTAGGATATATCTATGTCCCTTTTGTGGTAATTGCCATATCCATAGATTGCTATCCCAGGCTTTATCTTTAACTTCTGGGTCCCTAACGTTTTCTTGTTCTTGTTTTCTAATAACCTCACCCTCAATAACGTTATCACCCGAACCAATAAACGCACATTCTAACTCCTGGTTGATCATTCGTTTATTAAAGTTCATGTCCCTACACATATTTTCATACCATGTAGAATGTGGTTTATAACCATCGTTTATAAATTTGGTTATAACATCTGGGTGTAAATCAATAACGGCTTCAATAACTTCTTCATATTTTTCAGTAGCTGGTTTTTGAATCCAATCAACAATATCTTTAGTTTTAATTAAACGTAAATCTTTATTAAATCGAGGATCTTGCCACCATTTCAAGTGAGTGACACAGAAACTATTTTCACCTTTAATCGCACCTTCATATGAAGCGTAATAAATTGGATCCAAGCCGTTAGGTGTGGAAATTAATACGGCTTTACCACCAGTACCAATTGAAGCCAAACACGCTGTCCATAATTCCTGACCACCCTCAACGAAGGCCGCCTCATCAATTAATAATACTGTAGGTGTATAACCACGCAAGGCATCTTGAGACGTTGCAACGGCTTTAATTTCCGAACCGTTAGATAATCTAACGTGTTTTTGTGATGATTTATCAAATGAAACATTTACCCAATCAGGTAATTGCTTAATAAAATTAATGATTTTGTTTTGGAACTCAATTGCCGTCTCCTGTTTGTTAGCTAGAATCAAAACCTTTTCAGGCCTATCAGGGCTAGCAAACGCTGTCAATACAGCTGAATAAGCTGCTGTTACTGTAGAAATACCAGCCTGACGGTATTTTAGTACTAAATTAAATCTATGTTTTCTATAATTAGAAACAAGTGTTTTTTGCCCATCAAAAAGCTCAAAAGGGACATAACCCTCTCTAGTTTTATCAAAGGTTTCAAAATAACTTTCTATGACATAACAAGGATCCTGAGAGCATCTTGCGAACTCTAAAAGTAATTCTTTTTTATCTGTAATTTGTTTTGCCAAGGCCTATTGTTTCCATATAAATAGTTTATTATAGTCCTAAATCGCTCAAACTAAGATTATCAAGGTCATCTTTAATGAAATTATATTCCATTATTCTCATTCTTATCTCTTTGATAATATTTTTTATTTCTTTTTCAGCGTAATCAGGTCGATGTTCTAACAATGACATAAAATTAATAAATTCTTCAGCATCTTTTTTGAAAAGATCTATAATAATTAATTTTTTAATATCATAATCATCCTCATCAATTAAAGCGTGAAAATTAGCCCATAAAACAGGGAATAAACGTATATCCCATAATTCAGCAATGATTGTATCGGTATACTCTATTAATTTATCACTATCTTCCTCTGGTAAACCAGGTACTGATAATAATGAAATAATACCTTTTATCATTTCATGGATTAATATCGGCAAATTAATCGCTTTTGCTATAATTTTAGGTGTTTCTCCGCTAAAGTCAAGCTTAACCCACCCAGCATTATTTGAATCATCAGATTCAATTTGCTGTTGGAACATTTCATCACTAATCAAATAATAAAATAAATCATTTGCTATTAAAGCTTTTTGATAATAACTGGTTACATCTGGTATAATTTCTTCAATCTCAGTACGATATAGGTGAAATAGATAGTGACCTCTTAACGCAGCTCCTTGGGCAAAAGCGTTAACAGTTCTTCTTTTAACGATTTCATCTTCCATTTCATTCTCCAGCTCTTCCTTTTCCTCTTCATTTAAAGGTGTTTGCATATTAGTTTCAGGCGGTAGTGAAATTGTACCTGGTTCTAATATTTCTAAATCAAAAATAACTTCATCTTTATTAAGATACCATTCCTCTCTAATAATTTTTTCGGCTAAAACACAAAGTTCTTTTCTTTTACCCGATTCTTTTTGGACAGCAATAAAATTAGCTGAACCAGCGCACATCATAACTTCCATTGGATTTAATTGTGATTTATCCAAACCAAATGTACCGCAATATGAATCAACCAATTCTTTATAGCGTTCAGATGCTATATGTTCTTCACGCCAGGTTTCTGGGTGTGTTGATTGGTCGTAGTATGGCATTTTAGCCAATGGGTGTGATCTTTCTGATAGTTTTTTAACTATAGAGTTAGCGATGAAGTTTGGGTAATCACCCAATTGTAATCCAGATTTTCTCATAAAAAAAATGCCTTGTTTATTATTAACAAGGCAAATGTAAGTAAAATTTTTTAAATAACCAAATTTTTAAGCCTTTGGTTTAGGATTTGTTTTTGGTTTAGGGATATCAATCTTTGATGGATCCTTAACTGGGCTTGGTGTTTTAACGGGTGTTTCAACAGGTGTTTCTGTTGGTGACGACCATTGATTGTTTCTCATATTATTTTATATTTTTGCGTTGTTTAACAAATTCCAAAATGTCCAATTTTGTCAATTTTGGCTTTTCTGATTCTGCAATAATACTAAATGTTTTTGAATTAACCAAATTTTCGTTTAAAGAATCCAATAAACTTCTTAAAATACTGTAAGCCTCTTTCTCTTTATTAGCTTTTAATAAGTCAACAACTTTTTGAATATTGTTACGAACAAAAGCATTTCTAATCTGACCTAAAAATTCTTGGTACTCGGCATCATTCATTCTACTAACAACAGTATTTCTTTTTTCCTCGGGTTCTTTTTTCTCCGCTGGGAATAAACTCATTTGTTTTGTGTCAGCAACATTAACAATCTTGAAATGACCTTCATTTTCCAAAGCATTTTTAGCGTCCTCAAAAGTTTTAATCTCTTCAGTATCATTATCAGCCATGTCATAATGAAAAACGGTGTTTGCATAATCAATTACATCACTTTCGGACGCATTTGCTTTAACTGTATCACCAGATTCATCATTAATGTTATATCTATCAGATTTAATCTGTGGTCTATTTCTTTCATTCCACGGTAAATCATAGTAAGTGTAGCCAATAACTTTATAAAATAATTCATCAATGGTATCTTTCATAGTCCATTCATTTGCTGATTCAGTTTGAACATTTTGTTGATTACCAGCTATGTCGTTAACTTCTTTTGTTTTATTAACAAGTTGTTGTAACGTGTTTTTAGCGTTATCTAAAGTTTGCATCATTTTAGGGCCAGCTTCTGGGTTAGTTATTAACTCAGCAGCCATTTGATCATTGTTTGTTTCCGTATTTTCCATTAGAATTTTTCTATTTCTTCTTTATTTATTATTGTTAATAGTTTATCGCGACTATAAATTTTTTCTTTAACCGAATCAATTGGTTCGCCATACCTAAACACAAGTCTATCCTCAATTTCTGGTGATTCGGATTCCCAACCAAGAGCTATAATACCCTCAACACAATCATACATTGAAAATGTATCTGAATCCATAACCAAAGTTAATTCAATATCATCAGATTTCAATATACCAATTGATTCAATTTGACGAACACTTGGTGGTGTTGGTGATCCGCTAGATGCTGGTTGAACATCCCAGTCATCACCATATTCAATATTATCTAAACGTTTTGCAAAGATAAATTCGTAGGTGTATTGACCTTTAAAATTTTTATTAAGTGGGTTTATATAAATTAAATACATAATTAAGCTTTATTTACAACGTCAAAATGTAACTCATCACTGTGTAATGTTACTTCACCGTTAGTTTCTATTTTAATATCAACATAATATCTTTGTGGGACCATCCAAGTTGTATCGATTGTAAAATAGTTATTATTTAACGCTTTGTTTACTGGTTGCCAGTCAAAAATATCAATAACCGCTGGTCCTTGTTTAACGTATAATTTATAATAAACACTATTGCTTACGTAATATTCTGAAACGGTGTATGGTTTTCTTAATAAAACATTCACCCTTCTTTGTTCACCTTGTTGTAAACCTTCACCAACTTTAATACCGCTTAAAGATAAACCATATCTGGTATCATCCATTGCATCAATATTAAAATTATAATACTTATCCGCGTCAATAGGTACAAATCTTAATTTAACATCTGGTCTAGGATTACCACCATAATATATATCACCCCATATATCGTTATATTCGGTGTAACTAGTAAACACAGATTCATCACCATCAACCTCAACGTAATAAACACCCTTTGTTTTTTGATAAACCGTGTAATTTACGTTATTAATGGTACATGTTGGTAATGTGTCAAGATTCTCCAGTTTACCGTTTATAACAGAATAAAAGAATAATTTATTTTGTTTACCTAAATAGAATGTAACCCTTTCATCATCAATATGATCATCATAAACCGTCTCAATAAACGGTTCAAAAAATGTTTGTGTGTGTCTTGTAAATAAACCAAGTGCAAAAAGCCTATTATCTGGAAAAGTTAAACCTTCAATTGCTGGCGTATATTTTAAACAAAACCCTTCATATGAACCATTATTTGGTGATGCTAGTATTAAATTAACAAAACCCGTAATATCCATTTCAATATCCTCATTACCCCATGAAAGGTGTTGAGTTGCTATTGGGGTAGCCCCATTTGATACAACCCCAGACGTATTAAAATTTGTCACATTTGTTGACTGGAACCAATTTGATGGGCCAGCAACATAATCAATGTTTTGTGGAAAAGTTTTAATTCCAGTAACAAAATCATAACCATTACCCTCATCCCATAATTCATTAACAGGGTGTAATTCAAGGTCAATTGATGTTGGTCTATAACTATCACCAAACATTAAATTATTATTTACACTTAAAACATCTTTAATATCAAAACTATTTGTGTTTTTGATTTTTAATATGTGTCTTACGTTACCATTTAAATTTATTACACCAGAATTAACAAGATCTCTAATTTCATCAAATGAACAATAAAACAGAAACCTGCTTGTTTTTTTACCAAAATACATTTCAGATACCTGGTTTCTACCCGTATTAACATAGTCACCATTGACTATAGTATTATTTTTATCAAAATATGTTCTGTATATGCCCATAGTAATAAATATTTTAATTAAGACGTAAGTTATGATTAATTATCTTTGTTGTGGAATTTGTTGTATTTCCGTTTATCTCTTGTGCGATTTGGCCCCTTAAATTTTTAACCAATTCAACAGCATTTTTACTTAAAGAACCTTCTGACTGACCAATTGAATGTCCGTGTGACAAGAACACGCTTAATATTTGATCCAATAACTCAAGTATTTTTTCACCTCTAATAAAACCATAAGTTTCGTAACTTCTACCCGTATCGTCTAAAGATAAATTAGATAAAAATTTTGAAATTGTTTCTTTACTCATACCATCTCTTGAATTATCAAGATAATCCCTAGAGTTTAAACTACTTAAAAATAAAAATTTATCGGCATAGTTAACATTAACAGTAACGTCATTGTCATTTACAGTTGATTCTGTTCTTTTAGTTGTTGTTGTAATTGGTGTTTGCAACTCTTGATCACCCAAAAATCTTTCATTGTTATATTTTTTTATTTTAGATATGAAAGTGTTAAATTCTTTGAATCTAATATAATTTAAAGATGTGGTGTCAGCTGGTTGAGTTGCTGGTATACCTAATTGTTCTTGTAATTGAACACTTGGTGTTGTATATAAATCTCTATTAACTGGGTTTATTCTGACAACAAAATTTTTTAAATCAGCAACTTCATCAGTTGTATCATAATTAGCCCCAGCGTTATTAGATTTAAAAGGTATCCTATTTGTTAATGTTATTAAACCGTTATTAGTATCAATTTTTTGGGTACCAATTAATTGTGGGTTATAATATTTAATTTTTTTAGTTTTATATGAAGCTATAATGTCTTCAATAGCTTTGTCCATTGAATCCACGTCACCGAATTCAAGTGTATGGTTTACAGTATATTGATTATTGTTAACGCCACTGGTATAATCATTAAACCTATTATAATCATTTTTCATTAACCCTTTAAATACTTTTGATGTATTGCTTTGTTTTGTTGTTATAACCTCGAGTGTATTATAAAGATTTACGCTACAGATAATATTTTTACTATTAATATCATCTTTTTTTGTGTAATCAAACGTTATTTCAAGTATATAATCTAAGAAAACATCTGGTTTAACGGTTTCAGTGACATCTTTAAGGGTGTAATTTATTGTTTTTGTGAATTTTGATATTTGAAAAATTGGATATGTTGTTTTTCTAGCACCATTGGTTATGTGGTCTAATCTAACCAATACTCTATCATTACCTAATGAAACCTGTTCATTATTATAACCCGAAAAAACAGCGTCATCAACATTATTTGATATATCATCCGATACGTCAAATTTATTTTTAATGTTTTCTTCAAAATATGTTGTATTTAGTTTTAAAGGGTTTTGTGTTACTGGACCTATATAATTAACAGTCCCATCGTCAAATTTAATTAATCTAACTATTTGACCTGGTTTGGGTGTTACGGATATTTGGTTTGGTAAGAAAGGTGAGGCAACATAAGGATCTCTTATTTTTTCACCCAAACCACCTTTTTCAGACCAATTATCATAAACAATTGATCCAGCGCTTAATAGATTAATCGCATTTTCAATGGATGAATAAGAAACATGGTTTTTGTATTGCTCATAAGGGGCAACACGAATTCTACCATAATTTAATGGGTCGTTGTTATTAAAACATATACCTAAACTAAATTCACCGTTCATTCTTTATCCTCAAATTTTAATCTGTTTTTTAGTTCATTATAAACTTTATCATAAGTTATTTCAACTTCTTCAAGCGTTGCCGTTAATCGCAAAACAGTTTCTTTAACATCCTCAAAATCATTCTTTAATGCAATGATTAACCTAGCCAACTCTTTGTTAGATTTTTTATCAACGTTTTCAACTATTTCTTTTAGTTTTGGGTTATTCATAATTTTACTGTATTTGTCCAAATCCTGTTGTAAAACCAGCTCCTGTGGTTGTAACTTCAATTTTTGCGTTTGTTTTTATATGGCCAACCATCACTTTCATACTTTCTTCTAAAGCTATCATAAGATGATTAGGTGTCCCGTCTGGGAATGTTGCGGCTGTTTCAATACCTTTTTCACTTAAATTAGATTTAAGATCATTAATCATAGCGATATGATTTAAACCTGGTTTTAATGCACCACCTAATAAGACGAGTGGTGGTGGCATTGGTGGCATTGGTGCCACATTTAATAATTTTAATAAACGTAATATTTGTTCAATTATTGATTGACAACCGCTAACCTTTAAACCTTTTAAAGCTTTTAATAAAGATAATAAACTTTTTAAAGATGATATATAATCAAGCCCTCTTTGTTTTAAAAAGTCAGCACTAATTTTTTTAGCCAAACCTATTAAATCTTTTTTTATTAGGTTGAATATGTTTTTTACTAATAAATCGGTAATATAATTACCAATTTTTTTAATCAATGGTTTCATAAAAGAAACCATGTCTTCTGAAGATTTTTTTGTGTTATCACCCTTTAAAACTAAAAATAATTTAGGTACAACCAACAATTTTGGTGTTATAATCATCTGCATTAATGCATATGGTATAGCTTTTAAAATATTTAATTGTATTTCAGCATTTATGTTAGGTAAATTAAGAGTTACACCTATTTCACCTGAATTAACAACATCATTAATCCCGTTTTTTAGTGCTTTGTCTAAAACATCAGACGCTTGGTCAAGGCTAGGTATTTTTTTAGAGTTATCTATCGGGCCATTATTTTCTTCAGGTACAACACTTTGCGGGTTTTCACCAGGAAAAATTAATTTATTACCCTCACTATTTTTAAATAGTTCCTCTAATGAAGATATTATATCATCTGGGTTTATAGCGATATCTAAATTACCGCAAGATGAGAATCTTAAAAACCCGTTAGCTCTAAGATTACCAATTGTTTCTATATCGTCAAGTTCTTTTTTATTAAAATTAAAAACGTTATCAAAATCAGCGTCACTATTTAAAACACCACCATCTTCACCATTTTTTTGTGCATCAGCTGGATTAAACTCTTTAGCTAAAAATGATTTATTTGAAGAATCTGGTTTTTCGTCATCATTTTCATTACAAAAACCAAACATCTTTTTTAAACCCTTAATTAAACCACTTTGTTTAACCATGATTTTTTTATTTAATTTAGCCTTAACCGATAATGAACCAGTTAATATGTCCATTAATATGGCCATAAAATTAGGGAAATTAAATATTGGTGTTGCTACACTTAGGTAATCTTTTAAAAAGTCACCAAATAATTTTTTAGAATAAAATTCACCGAATTTAAAAACAAAGGTTGATGAATCTTTTGCGTGTAATGTGAATAAAACGCGATTACCTTTTTTAAATTCCAAAGGTGCGTCACTTGTAGCGTTTTGTGATTTGTTAAAGAAGTAATTAGCGTGTTTGGTAATGTCATTACCTTCGTACATTAATTTACCTGTTCTACTATCTGGATCAACATTTAATAAACCAAAAGAATCGATCTCTTGTTTACTTATTTCAATACCACCAACAGCTAAAGTTGTGTATTTTTCAGGTATAACTAGATTAGTATCGCAACCAAATAAAGCAATAAAGTTATCAACGATAACCTTATTAATCTCATCAAATTTTTTTAATTGTGATAAACTACCTTTTAATATAAGATTTTTAAATTCTTTTTGACCCCTGGTTGATTTAACCAATTCGATCAAAAAATCAACAAACTCTAATTTATCTAATTTTTTTTGCGCATCAGTAGCATATGGTTTCTGATTATTAGAAACCACCAGTGATCTATACCTTGAGAATATTTCGCTTTGTGAACTCATTATTATTCATACTCTTTTTCATTCGTATCTGATTCACTTGTTGTAGCTTGTTTTTTGATAAAATCTTCAGCCCATTTTCTATCTTCATCAGTAATTGTCATACCACCAATACCAGCAGCATCGGATGGTTTACCTGATTTATAAAGGATGTCACCTTGAATTTTTATTAACCTTAATTTCTTTTCAATAGATGAATCAATTATTTTTAATAAATCGTTTGTAATCTTACCAACTAAAGCGATATCAGAATTTTCGTTAATATCCTTTGTAAATTTTTTGTAGGCGGTTAAAGCCCTATTTCTTTCGTCAACTATTTCATTATAAGTTTCTTGCATGAGTTCTTTCATACTATCCTCTGAAACATCGACTTTTTTCTTTTTTGGTACCATAGTAACTATTATTTCATATAAATATCAACCATCTAGATAATTATCTTTAAAAATACGATATAAAACCTTAAATCTTTTCATACTGTTCCTAATTTCCTTTGTGTTTAGGCCAGTCATATTACGAATATATAGTAATATTAAGTTTTTATTGAATTTTGGTGAGTTTTTACCATCATTTACCTGCGAAAAAAGTTCACGCCATTCCTCAAGTATTTTTACTAAGGAATGACCAACTTTAAACTCATTTTCGGTTAAATCATTTGACTTTAGTTCATCTTTTATGTTTGATGCTAAAGTTTCAATAAAAATTGTTAAATCAAGATCTTCATTATCAATACGATATAATAATTCATCTCTTTTTAAAACATCACCCTCTGATTGATCTATATCAACAATAGATGTATTTTTTTTATATTCTTTGACCATTTCACCAAAAAGGTAATTTTTACATATCGTACCAAAGTACGAAAATGATCTTTTACCCTTTTCAGGTTTAAATTTGTCAAATTTTGTCATCAAGAATGACAGTGTGTCTGCATGTAAATCGTGGAATTCGTATGATTGTCTATATAATTTATAAGTTCGGATAATACTCTCTATCATCGTATTGATAGGTTCTTGTAAATACTCTCTATAAATTTTTTCTCTCTCACCAACCGTTTTGGCTTCCAGAAACATGATCACCGCTTTTTCTTGGTCTATCCCATAATAGTTGCGATCTTTTTTCTGTCTTGCCATTACTCACTAACTTCATTTTCCTCATATATTATATGCCTATCATCGTTAAACAAATATTCTTTTTTAGCTGTTTCCATCCAAAATAAAGCTTCTCTTGGCTCCATCTTATATTCAAGAGCTTCGCTATTTTTGTACATCCAAAATAATGAACCCTCTCTCATGTTTACATGTTTGTAACCGATCTTTGGAATTACCATTGATTTGTAACCATTTTTATGGAAACGTAATAAAAATTCATAATTAAATGTTAATTTGATTTGTTTAAGCCCTTTGATTTCATTAAAAACTGATGTTTTAATTACCATCCCACAAGGGTTGATATTTGGGTACTCTAACAAACACTCTAAATCAACATTACCAAGTGAATCACTAAAATTATAAGCCCAAATAGCTTCATTCGATAAACCTATAAAGTTATTATCCTCAGATATATCATTAATAATAGGGAGAAACATATCAACATCTGGGTATGCGTTAATATGATCAGCCACATTTTTGTACCATGTTTTTGATACCTCATCATCAAACTCAAGAATTGACATATATTCAGTATCAACGTTTTGTGCCGCAAAATTTATTTGATTTTGATAATCACTATCACCGTCATTTGCGATAATTTCAATATTTAAGTTATATTTTGATAAATCCATTGATGATAATTTAGCGTCAACATCAATACAATTACATCTAACGATTAAAACTTTTTCTGGTTTAACATCATTCCTGCTAATTGATGAGAGTGCGATATCAAAAAGGTCATCAAATTTTTGTTTACCAATATCACTAACGGAGTGCACTGGGATTATAACGGTTAAATTACTTTTGTTCATTTTGTTCTACTTCTTTTTTAAAATTTTCTTTTATTGTTTCTAGTTTTGAAAGTTTTTTATTAAAAAGGTATTCGTAAACCTCTTTTGTGTTTTTTTCAAAATTTTCTTCTGTGTATTTACCTTCTAATGTTTTAGAAACATTTAATAAATTATCTGGTAATGTATCTTCTAACCAGTTTTTAATAAAGCTAGATAAAATCTCAGGGATTTGATTTTCATCATAAACCCAAATACCATTCTCATCCGTCATCCAATCTGGGATAATATTAGGTACTTTACCAATAACTGGTACGTTAGATTTAATTGATTCAACTGGATATCTACCGAATGATGAATCATCATCAATCCAGATCGAAACACAACATTCTTTTAAGTTTTTAGCAAATGTATCCTGAGGCATTGTGTGCATATCCTTAAACGATACAAATCTGTAGATTGGGTATTTCAAATAAAAAGATTTAATCATTTTAGCGGCTTTTCTAGCTTCACGGCAGTAAATCGCAATGATAGGTTTTTGTGGTTTGTCGTTTAAACAAAATAAATCATCTGAGATAACTGGTTCGATAAACTGAACATCCTCAACAGGAACCGTATCTTCAATCATACCCTTCAAAACGTTTGATGTTGTTATACATTCTTCAGCCCCTAAATCAAGCCAAGATTTACCTGGAGCAAACGCCTCAAGCATGTAATCAAACGATTGTACATAGATCACCTTTTCTAATGGCATTTTATTGATTTGTTCAAATACGCTACCATACACTTCAGGTACAATAATAAAATCAGATGCACCAACAACTAAATTATTATCTTCAATTGATAAATGTTCTAGTTCATCGCACTCTGGTGTTAACCATGACCCAACTTTAATGTAATCATTCTTTTCGTGTAACATGCTAACGTTATAACCCAATTTTTTAAGTGTTAACGCCTGTTTATATAGATGAATAACGCTAGATTTAGCATTACCCTTGGTATCTGGTACCAAAAAAACAATCTTTTGTTCTTTGTTTTGAATCTTGCTTATAGCGGATTCAATGTTTTTAACTATTTCATTAGTTTTTTCCATTTTCTTCTTTCTTTAGTTTTTTTAGGAGTTTAAATAATTCTTTAATGTTAATTATAGTATAATCTGATTTAATGTCAACATTAAAATCATTTTTGTATTTTATCGATATTTTACCCTTTGGTTTGGTTTTTAATAATTTAGGGTTATCCGTAACCAAAATATCACAGTAGGACCAGAAATCCTTCCATTTACTAGGGAAAACAATTTGTTCTAAATTATAGTAATTTTTACTTAGGAAAAACAATGTAGCAGATTTCGAACGCTGACTTTCATTGTTTAATAAAACAATTTTAATTTTGTTTTTATTTGAGAAGTCGGAGATTTGTTTGATTGTACCTGGTTCAGTTTCATCAACCCGACCAAATACCTCAAAACATGCATCTTCATACATGAATTTTTCAAGATTAAAAGACGTATCTTTTACGTTTTCAGTTAACTCTAATTCTTTATCGACTTCAAAATTTGTGTCTAATGTTTCACCTTCAATATCAGGGAATGATTTAGATAAGTCAAAAGGATTTATAGGTAAAATGGCTTCTTTTTCGAACTCAAATTCGTATAAATCCTTTAACTTACTAATATGTTCTCGTAAAATGTTATTTATTGTAATACCTATTACCATATTAATTATTTTTGTATAAAAATAATATGGTTTTAACCTAAAATAAAGATTACATTTTACTTTCGTTGAATATTTTTTCGATTTTTTTGATTAGTGGATTTCTAACAACATCGTCTTCACCTAAAACAACTGTACCAACTTCATCAAAATCACTGAATTTTTGGATAATAAAATTAAGGGAACTTTCACCTTTCTTTTTCATATCAATTTGATTTTCATCACCCAAAAATATCATTTTTGAATTTTCACCCAATCTGGTCATAATTGTTCTAATATTATCAATCGAAATGTTTTGAGCTTCATCGATAATAGTGATTGAGTTGTCAATGTTAATACCCCTCATATAAGCGATCGGCATTTCTTCAATCATATTATTAGCCCTCAATAATTCAACGTTGTGTCTACCAATAACTTTTTCAAAATTATGCATAAATGAATACATGAAAGGTTCCATTTTTTCTTTCATAGTACCCTTCAAGAAACCAATTTCCTCATCTTTTAATGTTGTCACTGATTTAACGATAACAATCTTTCTGTATCTGGGATCGTTTTTAAGTAAATCCAAGGCCATAGCACATGATAAAAACGTTTTACCAGTACCAGGTAAACCAGAGCATATTACAATCTCCTTATCCTTTATTTCATTAATCAGTTTTTTCTGATTTGCGGTTTTACATTTAATATCCACTTTCATTTTATCCAGGACATTACCACTATGAGCACGATTCAATTCTTCAAGTGCTTCATATTCTTCTTCTGGTGTTAATCTTTTTCTTGTTTTTCTTGATGTTTGTTTTGTGTTACTCATATATTTGTTTTTTATTTACATAATAACCATACTAGTTCAGCGATAACGCCTTCACCACCATTACAGTCAATTATTTCCACTTTATTATTTAATTTTAATGATTTGTCGCAATCTTTTGGTGCAAAAAACCTTTCTGATTTTTCAATCAGGTTGAGGTCCCATACATCATCACCAATAGCTATAAACGTTTCGTTTAAGTTATCAGCAAAAAGTTTTTTATCTTTGGATACAACAACTTCTGATCCAGTTTTTTTAGCAAATTCATGTGAACCTGGCCAATTACTAGCTGTTAGTATAATAACATCATACCCGTGTGATATTAGCTCTCTTATGGCCCTAACATCGCGTGTGTGGGTACCTTTAAATTGTTTACCTTCATGCGTATAATAAATTTTACCATCGGTTAAAACACCATCAAAATCTATTAATATTTTAGTTACTTCTTTTTGCATAAATTATTACATAAGAATTGATTGCCAGTTATTACCATATTCATTATACAAAAAACCACACTCTATTCGGTTTCTGGCGTCTCTCAATTCTTTTCTTTTTTTGGATATTGGACTTGATAAATCTTTTACAAGATACCTGTGATCAACAAAAGCACCATGATCGACACCAATTTTATAACCAAGCTTTTTGATTTCAAAACTCCAAACCAAATCAAAAAACCAATAATGATAATTTTCATTTAAAGGGTATTTTAAGAATACATCGGTTCTTACCATGGGCGATGTCCACTCAATGTATTTTGTTTCAAGAACCTCATTAGTTTTATTATTTCTATGTGATGGGTGATCACTATTATGTGAAGGGTGTATGGCGGCAAACCCTGTTTTATCCATAGATGCGACAAGTCTATTGATTGTTGCTGTATCAAAATTATTATTTGTTACAAAAAATAGATATTCTGGTAATTCATCTGGAAACATTTCGGTTAGTTTCTCTATACAGGAATTAAAAGCTTTTGTCATAGATCCAATGCCACCTCTATCAACATAGATTACAGGTAGGTTAGTGTCAATTATATTTTTTTGTGTTGACTCCCAATAAGGTTCTAAATAGATTAAAGAAATTATACAAACTTTATTACTCATCATTAACTACATATCCAAGGCTATAACATAATGTACCAAAAATTCTTTCCATAGCATGATGCCAGTCACCGTCAAGTAAACCCGTTTCATCAAATTTATCTGATATTATTTTTAAATTATCATTATCTTTAAAATAATGATCTATTATTTCAGATCTCACCCAAAAAAACGTACCACCAATAAAATATGATTCCGTATTTTTATCAATATTTAAAATTTCACATATTTCATTATATTTAGATCTGTTTCCACTAAACATAACCTCTAAAGTTTTATGTTTATGTGTTTTAGAGCCAACAACACCCAATTTTGGTTTATCATTAAAATCATCTAATATTTGATTGATTTTATTGTAATCACCAACAGTACTTAATAATAAATCATCAACCCAATTTTTAGCCGCTGATTTAATTAAATGTTTTGATTTTTTTGTATGAACTAAAAGATAAAAATCGTAAGATTTATTATTTTTATATATTGAGTTTAAGTTATTAAATTGACCGTTAATATCCCTACCAATATTTTTATCCGTATAGTTGATGGTATAATTATCAAAATTTCTTTTAATAACTTCTATAGCCATAGCTTGATTAACAGTATCATCGTTTTTAATGAAATTAAAATAAAAATCAGCGTATTTTGATAAAGGTAATAATTTTGGTAATACTGTATGTATTAAAACGTCAATGAAATAACAATGAACTAAAACAGCTATTTTTTCGGTTCTTTCATTTTGAACACCTATAAATCTATTGTCAAATATATCTTCATTAGCACTTAAATTATTTGGTTTAAAATATTTTAAATGATCATTTAAAACAACAGAACCTTTTTTTATTTTAACATTTTTTGGTAAATCAATGCTAATATCTTTTTTTTCTGGTTCTTTAATAACTTCAGTTTGTCGATTAGCAATTTCATATTCATTAATATCTGAATATGTTGGTTCGTAATTTTTACTAATGTCAGTTCTTTTTTTTATTTTAAAATAACCCATGAATTCTTTTAAGTTAAATAGCTTATTATTATTAAATAATCTTATTTTTTTTAACTAAATTATCATTAAAATCATTAATGTGTTTAACTTCTTCAAAATCATATTCATAGCCAAGTTTATGTGTTCTATTAAAATCACTTAATCGTTTTTTATAGGATCTCATTTTGTTTAAATGATACTTTAACCCAAGTCTTTTGTAATGTAATAACATCAATTTATTTTCAAATAACTTCACATTACCCGATGGTACCGCGAAATGACAACCACCCCTATAATTTATTTCATTAATTTCATTAGGCTTAAACATTACAAACTTATCGAAAAGATCGTTTCTATACCCAGTTTTAACCAAATTGGTTAATTTATCGGTATAATCAAATGAAAAGTCACTCGTAATCATATCATACCCAGTTGGTTTAACCACAGTATAATCACTGTTATGGAATTCTAGTATAGTTGATCTTAAATCATCCGCGTATAAAAACTCATCCATATCACAAACAATAACAATATCAGCGTTATTTTTAGAATTTTTCCAACCAGTGTTTTTTATCTGTAAATAAGCATCATCCCTTATTTCACCATTAGTGTCATAAGATATTATAGTAACCTTAGGGTGTTTTTTTAATAATTTAGTGCTGTCATCATTTGATTTATTATCGTAGACAAATATTCTAGAAACCAAATTTTCATAATGATTTAGGAAATAAGGTATCATTTTTTCTTCATTCCAACAAAGAACATGCATGTCTATTTTGGGTAAATCTTTATCAAAGATAACATGTTTAGTTTCTTCATTTAAACAAATTGGTAAATTTTTGGAGTACTTTGATTCAAATTTATTCTTATTGTCATTCCATTTTTGATTAACCATACCAACTGATTTGTGTAGAATCAAAATATTAGATATAAGGCCAACTTTAACCCCAGATAAAAAATTTTCAAAACAAAAACTTATATCATAAAAATGAAAACCATCAAAATCTTCATCAAAAACACATTTGATATTATTCTTATTAACAGCAAAAAATAAACCGTCAACAACAATCATATCTTTTATTTCATTCCCATAGTTTTGGGAATACTTGTTAGCCCATGTTTTTACACCATCGGTATGTTTAACAGTACCATGCATGGCGTTTCTTATCTCCCACCACATACCACTAATCATGTGGTTTGTACCAGCAACACCCAAAATACCATATTCTGGGTTTTTATTAAAGGCCTTTAATATTTTTTCACCCCAATTTTTTGTTTCAAATAAAATGTCATCATGACAAAAAACAACAATATCACTAGATGATTCAGCTAAACCTTTATTGTATATTTGGGTTAATGAATATTCACCGTTATTTTCATACGGTAAAATTTCAACACCTTTATGAATACAGGTTTTCCTAAGGTGCTCAATAAAACTTTCATCTATTTTTCTTGTTGAAAAAACAACACTTATTTTATAATCCATTATCCTCTTCTTCAATGATTAAACTTCTTTCCAGAATGTCATTTTTATATTTTAAAACAGGTATAATATGGTTTATTGTTTGGATGTAAATAAATTTTTGTTCAATTTCATCCAATTCGCGCTCAAGAAATGTCGCTAATTTATAATCCTCTGAATTTAATGGGTAAACAAATGCATATAAAACTTTATCACCAACCTGTATCCTTTTACCAGACCAAACAGTTTTATAGTCTATCTGGTTTAATATATCAGGGGTGATTGCTTTATACGCTTTTATTTGATCTTTAAATACTACCATTAATTGATACCTGTTGAACCAAAACCACCAGTACCTCTGTCGCTACTTGATAGTTGATCTGTTTTTATGAATTTAGTTTTACCCATTGTTTGTACAGCAGCGATAACACCTTGAGCAATTCTATCACCATTGTGTACGTAAAATGGGTTTGATGTGTCTGTATTGTATAAAATAACACCAATCTCACCTCTATAACCAGAATCAACAGTACCTGGACTATTTAAAACCATAATACCGTTTTTTAATGCCAAACCACTTCTTGATCTAACTTGTAATTCATACCCTAAAGGTATTTCAAAATACAAACCAGTTGGTATTAACATTCTTTGCCCTGGCTCTATTTCAATAGGCTTGTTAACAAAAGCTCTAATATCAAAACCACTATCACCTTCTTTTTCATACGTAGGGTCTGGGTTATTTGATTTATTAATAAAAGAAATTTTTAATTTAACTGACATTGTTTCCGCGTCATAATCCCAATCACCCATCATGTGTTTAGTTTGATTTAGAATTTCATCCAATTCATTTTTTGTTTCATCATCAAAAAATTCACCCATGTCTAAATTTTCCAAGTTGTTATTCATAGTTATATTAATGTTTTATAAATTTGTGCTCTTAATTTTGTTACGTAATTTATATCATACTTATCTTTAACAGTTTCGTATAATTTTTCACCCAAATCTTTAGCTAAGTTAGGGTTATCGATTAATCTTTTAACGTGTTGACTCCATTGTTTATGGTTTTTACTTGGCTCAACTAATAAAGAATTACCTTTATCGTTAAAACCACCACCTTTTTCAATAGCCGAAACAAGGTCAATTGTATACGGACCATAGTTTTGTGCGATTATAGCTTTTTTATGAAAACCAGCTTCAATAACTTTTAATTGAGATTTATATTTGTTAAACGCACTATCATTTAATGGAGCTAAAGCCACATCAAATTCATTATAACCTTTTGCGTAGGTTTCAATAGGTTTTGTCCAAATTCTTCTATACGGCATATTTTTATCATCATAGAATAAACCTTGATCAAATTTCAATAAATGTTTTACATACTCTTGGTCTTTGATGGTTTTAAAATGATCGGTTAAGAATATTTCATACATGAACCAGGTTGTTTCAACTGGTTGCATATCTCTTTCCATAACTTGGCCAGTTTCTGGGTGTATTGCTTTAACTTTACCTCTTGTATCATAACCACACAACACAATCTGCATTTTATCCTCATACTCTTTAGATCTTTGTGTAACACCCCTTAAAAGCTCAATGTCTTTTATATGCGATGAACCACCAAGCCATCCAAATCTCAATCTATCTGATTCACTTAATTGTGGTTTAAACTGAGGTTCATTAGGGTTAACGGCATTAGCCAATACAACACAATTCTTATTATATTTAAGAACCTCTTTTTGTAGTAAGTGTGTTGATACAGTGACTAAGTCAGCTTCTTTAATAATGCTAACAGTGTGATAAGGTATATCATTCTTTTTTGATGTTTGGTATAAACCATGTGATGGGTCTAAATTCCAGTGGTCATCGTAATCAACAATAACTTTACCACCAAAAGATTTGATTTTTTTAATAATATCAACACCCTGTAGATAATTACCACCTGGAGCTCTATGAAAAAAGAATAATTGGAATTTTTTTAAATAATTATCATTATTAAAATCAACATTTTCATTAATTTCAACAAAAAACTCATCCGAATTATTATTTTGTAAAGTTACATGCGGGTCAACGCATCTAAATTTACCAGATCCAGCTCTATCGTTTGGCTGTACTAATATATTAATCTTACTCATTTTATTATGTTTACATAATAATAGTAAAAATCAGGGAAAAATCAAAATATAATGCTAAATTTATTTTGGTACAACCACACCTCTCCTGCTCACAACATCAGAAGCTTTAGTGTTTGCAAAATATATTGACATCTTAATGTCGTTAGTTTCGTAGTATTTTATTATAAATGATGCGGTAAAAGTGTCACCAGCACCACTTACATCTATTGTATCTCTGGGTACTGGAGATGGATAAACATCACCCTTATATTCAGCACCTTTTTTACCAAGGGTTGTTATTATGTTTAAATCCGTGATAAAACTATCTTTTTGTTGTGATCTTTCTTGTTTGTTTAATTTAATAAAGGTAAAATCTTTAAATATCGGTAACATAAGTCTTTTACTATCAAGTATTGAGCATTTTGAGTGGTGTGCTATCATACTGAGAGTTTCATTTGTTAAAAACCCTTTATTATAATCACTAACAATAACAATATCTGATGACGAAATTTGTTCTATTAAATCTTCATTTAAAATTAAAGGTTTAATATCTTTTTCACCCTCATCAACTCGAATAATCATTTGATTACTTTGCTCATCAACAAATCTTGTTTTAATTATTTTAGATTCTTGATGGATGGAACTTATTTCACAATCTGGTTTTATTGCTCTTATGTTTTCAACAACATTACCAGCCATACCAGGATTTTTTGTTGTTTTATATGGGTTTAATATTGGTACTGGTGCTTCTGGACAAAGCCTAGTTACGTTACCATATATAAACTTATCAACGCAAGTTTCACCTATAACAAGTATTTTTATCTTATTCATTTAACAAAAATATAAAAAAAAATGGGGAATATCAAATTCCCCATCATTAATTATTGTTAATTTTTTTAACAAATTATTGTTTTTCTTCGTTAATAATCTGATCAAATTTACCCTCTTTAGCGGCCTCAACAAAATCAGCGAATTGGTTTTTGGTCCAAGTTGTTATACCTTCTGGACCCTCTTTATCACCCAATACAATTGCATTTTCTTGTACCTCAATAACTGGACAACATTTGTTTTTACAAAATTTAATTACGTGCATTTCTTTACTTTTTAGTGGTTTTATTATTATTTTCTTTCAATACATTTAGTTTACCGCCAAAAACTTTATCACCAATTTTAATTTGGAAATTTTCATCGATGCTAGTTTTTTTAGCTTGTTCTTCAAGAACAGTTTCAACCGTTTTTTTAATTATAAACTCAATTAAGTCTCTGTCCATTGTTAAACCAGTTGATTGTTGTGTTTGAACAGCTGGTTTTGATTGTGGTCTAGCCATCTCTTCAATTTGTTTCATTTTAGGTTGTGTTTTTGCAACCTGTTCCATAACGCTATCTAAACCAACGGGTACCGTTGGATCAACAATTGGGTTATCAATAAATGATTGTAATATTTCTTTTGGCATTTTTGATGACGAAATATTTTTCATATTGTTTTTAGGAACACCACCACCAACGCTTCTTGTTCTAGCAGCAACTTGTTCCTCAGTTAAATATTCTGGTTCACGTTCTTGGTATTCATCTGAATACATTTCTCTGTTAATACCGCTGATACCTCTGTCTTGCATCATTTTACCACCAGTATTTGCTTCAACTTTTTCCATTACAGCTCTTGCTTTTAATATACCTTGAGCTAATAACGTTTCTTTATCTTTATTATCCATATATGTTATATATCCAATTTAAAAATCCAGAGCTATGTTCAGTTAATTTTTCCTCTGGTTCATTATCAGGGACATTTTGTCCTTGAGATTGTCCTTGAGGATTAACTGGTTTCTCTTCTGGTTTATTTTCAGGTTTATTTTCTGGCCTTTTTTTATTTATATCAATTTTAATTTCTGGTTTATCGTTTAACATTTTTTTATCACCACTTAGATTGAAACCAGGCCCATCTGGTTTATCGAAATAACCATATTTTTGTAAAATATATGGTTTATCATCACCACCTAAGAGTGTAATATTATTCATTTCATCAACCAAAAACGTTTTCCAAGCTCTATTATTAGTGTTGCTAGTACCACTTTTTTGATACGCTCTTAACATCCATCTGTTTCCCTCACCCTTACTTTTACCTAAATCGGTTGGTTGAGCAAATCTCCAGTTTTGTTTAGTGTATTTTTTATTTTTAGGATCGCTAACTTTGACACCTCTATACCAAAACGAAATCTCCACCTTATTTTCAATTGCTTGACGTAATAAGGATAATTTTTCGTTCTCGTTTTGTTCAATAATAAGCATAATCTAAAAAAAATAAATTAAATAACAGAAGAATCTGGGTAAGTGTTAGTGTCTTTGTAATCGTTAATTGCAACTAATTTAGATCTTTCAGCGACATCAGTAGCATTACCGATATCACCTTTACCTTTTTCGTCACCATCACTAATAGCGTTTTTATTTGTAGCGCTATATTCAAATGAATTTGGTTTATATTCATTAACAGGAATTAACTTACCGTATAATTCTTGGGTTGCAACATCTCTTAATTGTGTTGACGCTGGTACTTTTAAAATATTGTCAGCCATGATTAAATTTTATTTATTAGTTTTTTTATTCTATTAAGATCTTCAAGTAAAGCGCTATTGAACATTATGTCTGGTGTATCCATAATCCTATCATCTAAACTAGTGTCAAAATCATCACCATCAGAATCTTTTCTAAATTGATTATCCATACCAGCGTTTGTTCTGGCAACTTTATTACCTTCAACTCTTTCTCTCTCCCTTTTTATCAAATCTTGTACCCAGTTGTTCATTGCTTTACCACCATTTAGGTCGTATTCAACTCTATCTACATTATTTGGGTCCAAATTATCAAAATACCTTTTGATGTTAACTAAATTAACAAAGGGTTGGTTTGGGTTATTAACCAAATGATTAGCTCTTTTATAACCTTTTGAGGTTTTATGCTCATCATGTTTATTTATAGCATGCTGTACATAAATTAAAACTTCCTTTGGTATCTCATAAAAGTTACCAACTAATTTAGAGTTTTCTTCATTTATGTTTGGGTTATTGCTCATTTTTTAAACCATTTTCAAAATAAGATAGTAATAATTTTTTTTCACCATCATTTAAATTTTCTTTGAAGAATTCTAAAATTTTGTCAAATTTATCAAAAAGTAATTTTTCTTTATCTTTTATTTCTTCAATAGTTGTGGGCATTTCTCTAGAGATAAGATAATCGTTATCTTTTCTTTTAGAGAGTAGGTCCTCGAGCATTTTAAACGCTTTTTCTTTGGCTATTTCTTTTAACTTATCCTTTGGATCAGCGGGTTTTACATCTTTTCTGGGTTTTACTTCAGTAAAATAATCCTCAAAAGTATGGTCCATACCCTTTTTTTCTAAAAATTCATAAAACTTTTTAGGGTCATCTTTACATAGATCAGCCTCATTGTTAAAAGGCAATACAGACTCACCATAATATCTTCTATAGTTTTGGAAGACAAATGGTTGTCTAGTCATTAAGATAGTGGCATCAGTTGTTTTATTAGTTGTGTTGTTATAATCAATATGATTTCTATCACCACTAATTATATCCCCATCCTGATCAATAAATTCATTTATGTCTTTATTAGTTTTCATCCAATATTTTATCTATAAATATCGGTGATTTGGGTAATATTTCAACTAAACCGTAAATTCTTCGTCTAAACCAGGTATTTTGAGGGTTACGGTTTCAGAAAACCAATAATCTGGTTCATAATCCATCTTTTTCCAGAATTCTTTTTCCATCTGAGATGGTGTGAAAAACTCATGTAGGGTATCTTGATCCTCAATATCAGTAGGTTGGTCATTAACCAATTCTAGTTCAGATTTTAAGAACATTTGTTTATCTTCTGGTTTCCTTATTAAGATTTTATCCCTAACATCAAGTGAAAAAGCGACTAAAAGTGGTTGAACTTTATTATTTAAAGCTTCTAAATATTTTGGTACATTATATTCACCAATATAGTTAGGTTGATTTTCTATAATATCGTTTGGTACCAAAGTAGCATACATATTACCATGCTTATCTTCTTGGGCATCACCATGTGATTTTGTTTTACCATTATTCACATAATAAATTACATCACCAAGATTCACATCTAAATTATGCTTAATAGCTAATTCCATATGGGCTTGCTTAGCTAATTGTTTACCATTTTTATCGGTACCACGATTAACATAACCATTTATAGATTTTTTAACTTTAGCTTTTGTCGCTATTTTAGCCAAAGGTATTTCTTTATTATAAACTTTTTCAGCGTATTGATAGTAATACTGAACAAAACCATACCCATCACCATTTAACAACATTTTCATAGCAACAGCTAAAAATTCTTCAATATAAACTGGCATGGCTTTAGATTTAATACTATTACCAGTTAAACTAATTGATCCGTCATCTTCCAATAAAGCGTAGTTCTTTCTTGATAAATTGATTGTTGCTGGCCAAATACCATCTAAACCAAGACCCATTTCACCACGCATGTACGTATCATTAAACTCCGCAACAACAGCTTTAACACCAGTATATTCCTTACCAGCTTCCACTTCATCGTTTAACCCTTTACCAACATACGTATATGGTTCACCAGTTTTTGGTGCCATAAAGTTAACACCGTCCGTATCAAGTACCAAAGGTGTATAACCTCTTTTCATAAAGAATTTAACCATTAATCTCAAATACTGTCTAGCTGTACATGTAATTCGTTCACTGACATCTATCTCAGCCCATTGAAACGCCATTGGTGCGCCCAAGGCACCGAACATCGAGTTAATGAAGATTTTAAGTGGTAATTGTTTGCGTTTATATTTGTCTGCTAATTGGTGGTTACCTTCTTTTTTGTATTTACTAGCTAAGTTTTTAGCTTTAAAACGTTCTGTGTGGAAATACTTTAACATGGCTTTCATCGCCCCATTAACATCCACACTAGGGAACACATCGTGGGCCAACTGTATCGCTGGATAAAGTGAGTTGTAGTCCATCTTTCTAAGGGTGGTTGAGTAACCAACTTTAAATAATCTTGATAAACCACCTGTATAATCTCTTTTTACATCAGATACTGGAATAGCTAAATCATTCTCAAATGAATATGTCATCATTAACAATTTCCATAAACCAGCTGTACCCATTGTTGAAACTCTTTGGTATGTGGTTGGTATCAATTTAGCCAACATAAATGACGTTTGGTTATAAACAGCATCAACTTCCATTGTTTCCCACAAGTCATCAATAAGATAACGCTCAACAATGTATTTACCATCAACTTCTTGAAACGTATCAATATAGCTACGTAAAGCACTTAACAAACCCTTAAGATATTTAAAAGTTTTTGGTGCTCTCATGTCTAATTGAGCTAAACCAGTACCGATACCCATTTTTGGGAATACGATTGTTTTACCTAATTTGATTTGCTCTATAATTTTGTTTATGTCAGAATCAATGTGTTTTTTAATATTATCAAAATCTTTATCATTAAAATAAGATTCTGGGTTTGAATCTGGTGAATGTTTAGTTACAATCCCAATAACGTTTGGTTCACCACGCATTTCTTTTGCTTGACCACCAAGACCTTCTCGCATCATATTATCCCCAAATACAAATATTTTATTTGGGTTGGCTTGAATATCCTCTCTACGGATATAATCCATAAACTCCAGAGCGGGTTTTGTTTTAGCGTATGAACCTGTTCTATCGTCAAAATAAAATTTATCCTTTGAATACCATGTATTACCAATCCTATCACCAACAATATAAACACGGTTCTTTTTGGCGATTTTGTTGTATTTACACACATACTTTAAACTAGTTGATTTCATACTAGAATCAATCGCTTGGGCACGTCTAGCTGAGTGTATGATGTCAATTATGCTATAACCAAACATATTTGTTTGAGTGTAGTTTTCAACTTCATTACCCAATTTTAACATACCATCTTTGTTGTTGATTAATTCACCAACTTTAAGGGTTATTGCAATTTGTGTAATATCTAAACCAAGAACCTCACATCTTTTAAAGAAAAACGGCCAGTCAAAGTTTGCGCTGTTATAACCCGCAATAATTGTTGGTTTTATTTCATTAATTCTTTCAAAAAACTTTATAATTGCTTGTCTTTCAGATTCATCATCATCTTCAACAGGTATAATTTCCTGAAAACCTTTATTTGTGTAAATACCAATTAAGAAAATACGATTAATTGCTGGATCCAAGCCTGTTGTCTCTAAGTCAAATATGTATTTATGGATTTCATCGTATTCTTCAAAACCCTTAAATAATCGTTTACCTGTATGGATGAAATATTGCTCAACTGGCGAAAGCATCAAAAAATGCGATCTAATGTCATGTCTTGTATCATAAACATAAATCCCACCTTCCCTAAAAAAATCTAACATTCTTTTGTGGCCCTGAGTACAAGTTACTAAATAACGGTAACCCTCATGTAATTTTGGGTGATCGCCACCTAAAGCTTTTATCTCAATCCCAAATCTTTGTCTAGCGGCTTTAATTTTAGAATCGCTATTACCGTAAAAATTAACGAGTTCCTTAATTTTATTAAGGTTTTTAATCCACATGAACGCTAACAATGGTTCAGTCTCAACATAACTACCCCTTTCAGGATCCTGTTTAATCTTATGGATTAGATTTGTTTCAGCATCATACTCGACATTGACGATGTATTTTTCATCATCATGACCATTTAAAAACTTTTCTATTTCTTCAGGGGAAATCTTGTATTCAGCCATAAAATTTTATTTTGGCACAAATATAAGAAAAAAATTATCGAAAAACCAAAAAAATATTAAACAATGTCGGTTTTTACAAATGAATCAAGGATGTGGATGTATAATTCTTCCTGGATCGGTGCAATTAATTCACCATAAACTTGGGTTGGGTTTGCTAAATCAAATAAAGTTAGTTTGAACTCACCAAGAAAAATACCTGGTTTATCGGTATCATCTTTAGTAAATTGATAAGTAATTATGTAATGTTTATAACCATTTTCATCACAAGGGTTTTCAAGAGCAATATTTGCGGCTTTATTTGCAACTTTATATATACCAGTTTTTTCATCTTTCATGGCAAATGTAGCCACACAATTTTCGATCAACTCTTCAAAACGTCTAAAATCGTTACGTCCGTCTCTGAAAACTTTCATTTTCAAAATTGGTAATGTTGCATTTTGTCTTATACTGAATATCATTAGAATAGGTTTTTTATAAATATTTGTCTACCACCATTTATTATAGGTAAATTGTATATACCAGCAATATTTCTAGTTTCTTTTTTAACTTCAACAGTATACAAAGGTAAGCAATACATCTTAAAAGATTTAACACCACCCAAAAATGTTCCAGCAAAGAATTTTTCAAGAACCGTATTAATATGTTTGGTATTATCTAGTAAAACAGCGTTCATTAAATTTTGGGTACCACCACCAAATGAAATATTAAATGGTACACCTTCTTGGTATTTTGCGTCAGTATCCAATTCATGCGGGGTGACCTCAACAAAATTATTATTCCTAAAAACTAAGAATCCGTTTAAATATATTGAGAACGTACCTTTTTTATAGTCACCGTATTTTAACTGACAATTATTACCATAAGCAAAATCTCTCTCAAACACACCAGTTACATTTAAAAATTTTTTCTCACTAACATTTATAACTGGTACTTTTGTATAACACTCTTCAATAGTAAAATATTTTGTAACAATTAAAGCCCTTGTGTAGTTAACACAAGGATCGTCTGGTTCCATTATAAAAGAATTATTTGTTATACCACTAACTTCTTGAGTAGCCCCAGTATAACAAATATCAGTTGGGTATATTGTTCTGTAGCCAATTCTACCGTCATTTGTAACCCTAATACCAAAAGCGTTATAAGTTAAATCACTATATTTTTGGTGATATTGTAATGGTTGTGAATCAACTGTATAATTTCTACCCGTATACATCAAACCATTGTAGTAGTTGAAGTATCCGATGTAATTTGTTAAACCATCCAATGTTATTGCACTATTGTAAGTGTATAAATTATTTGTATCTAAAGGTATTACATTATATTCGTTTTGTAATTTTTGAACCTCAACAGTTGTTTGATCAGCAAATTTATTTTCAGCTCTTGTTCCCATGTAAAAAATGAAACCACTATTATTTGGATAAACTTCATTTAATGTTAAACAACTTCCAGATGAACCAGAGCTGCCAGATGAACCAGACGAGCCAGAGCTACCTGAGCTACCAGAACTTCCAGATGAACCAGAGCTACCTGAGCTACCAGAACTTCCAGATGAACCAGAGCTACCTGAGCTACCAGAACTTCCAGATGAACCAGAGCTACCAGATGAACCAGGTAAATCCATTGGGAAATGAATGATCATGTCAACGGTCCAACCTCTTTTAGCTCGAGCAGGAAACCATTCAACATTCTCACCAAATATTTTATAAAAACCCTGATAAAAGCCACCGTTTAGTTTATTGTAATAAACACCATTGTCTAAATTCATGTGATCAATTTCATAACAATAGTTACCACTATAACCTGAAATTTCATGAAAACAGAAAGTGTCACCACTTTCAACAATGTATGTTAAATTACTATCAACGTCAAGAATTATATTACTATTTGCTGTGTAACCAGTGGCACCATTACCAATATTACCCAACCAACTAAAATTAGTGTTTAACCATACAGGTGCCGAATTATTCCAAACAAAATTATTAACATTAAATGTTGTGCCATTATGTATGAAATAATTGTCATAACCAGTTAAAGTTATATTTTTAAGTTCCACATTTTCTGTTTGTACAGCACCTGGTATAGAACATAGATCTTCCGTTAAATTTACGTTAATTAAATTACATTCGTTATAATCACGATAAAAATCACGACAATCTTTTGTTACGATTAAATCAAAATAATCGCTATTATCTAGGGCTGTATAAAACATTATATTACTTTAATTGGTTTTTGGAACGCTCTATATTTAAGAGCTTTGTTAATTTCTTCAGCTTCAGATGACATTCTTTTAAGAATTTCCAAAGGATTTAATTTAAACATTCTGTCTTCTAATTCTTTTTTAAGTGTAACCATTTCATCTTTACCTTCGGATAAAAGTGATTGATATTCAATCTCCATGTTAGCATCAGGTACAGGTATTTTACCGCCAAAGGTACCCCTAACTCTACCCAAAGTTTCTTTACATAAAGCGATAAAATATCGTCTAATCCAAACTTTAGCTGGGTCGTTTAAATCATCAAATGATATATCATCCAATGGAACATCAGCTGGTGATTTAATAATATCTTTGTTTTTAGCTAAACAATCATCTTTTATTAAAGGGTTTATATCATAATACCAATACCAAACTTTACCTTGATCAGCCAATGAACCTCTAAAATCAAACTTACTACCTGGAGTATTCATTAAATGAAGATATTTTTTACCTTCAGGTGCGTTTGTAATTTTATAAATGAGTTCAGAACGGATTATTCTATTTTTAAGGTTTCTATCCGTTGTTCTCATTAAAATATCAAAAGCTGGTAAGATATAGTAACTACCAAGACCCATATATTCAGCACCAAATTGATTATTCCAAACACCTAAAAATGGGTCAATAACCGATTGATCCAAAGTTGCTGGGGTAAACCATAAAACCTCATTAATCTCTCTGTTAGCTGGTATTTCATAAATTTGTTGTCCTTTAACCAACTCAACGTAATCTTTTTTAAGAACATAACCACCTTCACCAGCACCAAGACCAACAATTTTTGAATAAGAATAAGTGTATTGTGTAACCAAATCAAAAGTTCTATAAATAAAAGCTCTTGTTAAATCAGCTTCACTAATACTTAAACCAATTAAACTAGGCCATTGATGTTCAATTAACCAGTTATTGATAAACTCAACATAGTCTTCAGTTGCAATTTCAAGAAGTGAGTCCATTTGCTCATCTTCCAATTGAATTTTTCTAATTGGGGCACCAAGCCTGTGTTTAGCCTGTTTGTATATTTTTTGTTTTTCAGCTGGATTTATTCTCATGTTCTTAATATTTATTATAAATAGTTTTAAATACTGGAATATTATGATAAAAAAATATAAAATTACTGAGTCGCAATTTCATTTATTAGAAAAATACTCAAAATATAAAGGAAATATCTTATTTGAAAGCGCTGATGATTTTGATCCACTCAGTTACCCAGATGATATAGATACTGGTGATATTAGTAATAGTTGTTTATTATCATTTAGTTCAAGTAACGCTAAAATATCACACCCATATTTTTCTTTACCAGCTGGTTATACATGTCCATTCGCTAAATTATGTAAATCAACCGCTGATAGAGAAACTGGTAAAATAAAAGACACAAAAGATACCGAATTTAGGTGTTATGCCGCTTCACAGGAAGCTATTTATAAAAATACCAGGAACTCCAGATGGAGAAATTTTGATTTACTAAAAGAAGCGAAGACAAAAGATGGTATGTATAAGTTAATCAAAGATTCGCTTGAGTATAATTTACCAACCGCTAATTTGATTAGAATACACGAATCAGGGGATTTCTTTAATCAAGAATATTTTGACGCTTGGTTACAAGTTGCTAAAGAAAAACCATCAACCACTTTTTACGCATACACTAAAGCAATACCATATTGGGTTGCTAGAATAGGTTCAATACCTAAGAATTTTAAACTAAACGCATCTAAAGGTGGTAGATATGATTCTTTGATCGATAATTATAACTTAAAGTATGCTGAAGTTGTTTTTTCTGTTGAGGAAGCTAAACAAAAAGGTCTTTATATTGACAAAGATGATAAATTAGCTTGGGCTCAAGATAAACCATTCGCTATTTTATTACATGGAACACAACCAGCTGGTAGTGAAGCATCTAAAGCTTTATCCGCGTTAAAAAAACAAGGTTTTACTGGTTATTCTTCTAAAAAGAAACGTTAAGTTCTTAAACTTCCGATAACTTCTTTACCAACAGATATTTCTTCTTCGGAAGGATTATCCCCCATAATTGTACTAATCACTTTCATCTTAGCCTGTAAAGCTTTATACATGATCATATCCAAAGTATCCGCAAATAAAGGATAAATAACGTGCACTTGATTCTGTTGACCGATTCTATGTGCTCTATCTTCAGCTTGCATGTGATTAGCTGGTGTCCAGTCCAAATCATTGAATATTACCACACTACTTTCAGTTAACGTTAGACCAACCCCAGCTGCTACAATATTACCAATAAAGACTTTAATCTTTTCATCATTTTGGAATGAATCAACAGCCTGTTGTCTTTTTTCTTTTGAGGTGGATCCGTCAATTGTTACAGCTTTTTTACCAAAATGTGCTTGTAATTCTTTGATTGTGTTTGTAAAACAACTAAAAATGATGACTTTTTGGTCATTTTCAAGCATTTCTTCAGCCATTTCAATAGTATGTGCTATTTTATCATATGATAAAAGTTGTCTAACTTTAATAAGTTTTGTTAAGTGATCGGTAATTGTTGGTTTTTCACCAGCAGCTTCCATCTCTTCAATCCAAGCCTCATATTCAGCAATATAAGCATTGTAACTTGTTGAGAATTCAAGTGGTAAATAAACTGGTTTAATAGTTTTTTGAGGTAAATCGATAGAATCATTCTTGGTTCTTCTTAGAATAACATCAGATGAAAAATCTTTTAATTCTTCTAAATTAGAGGATCCAGAACAAACCCAATATTTTTGTTTGGTACCTTTACGGTTGAATTGTCTACCAGCACAATATCTTTTAACATAACCAACCCAATTAGCGGCTACTGGTGAGTCACACAAATACAAAAGATTATAGAAATCAATTGGTTTATTTGTGATCGGTGTACCAGTCAATAACCATCTAACAGGTATTTTCATAGCAAAATCATTGAATATCTTGGTTCTATTTGATGTCGCGTTTTTGAGGTAGTGAGCCTCGTCAGCAATAACTAAATCGAATTTATGATAATCAATAGGTGATGTTGGTAAATCAGCAACTTTAACACCACGTCTTGGTAAATGGTGGAAATTTTTAAGAATATCATAGTTAACAATAGTCCATTTTTTAACCGTTAAATTACTACCATCCACAACACTGATGTTATCTGGTGAATCATAATTTGATATTTCTATTTTCCAATTTAGTTTAAGCGAGGCTGGACAAACAACCAATATCTTTTTAAATTGTCCTTCCATGGCCGCAATAATAGCGGATGTGGTTTTACCAAGACCCATTTCATCAGCCAGGATGAATTTATCATTGGTTAATAATTTTTTAATAGCCGTGATTTGATGTGGTTTTGGATCTCTTTCATATTTTGTTGGATCAATCTCTGGTTCTGGTCTACTAACTTTAACACATTCCTTTGAGATATAAAATGTGTAATATTTATCACAACCCTCTTCAAAACAACCAAATACATGTAAAAAATTATCTTTACGGCTAAGTAATTTATTGATAAAAATTTTGTCTGGAATAAAATCCAATTTTAATTGTTCAGCAATAAAAGGTCTACATGATTTGCTTATATTAAACAATTTATTTACAACAACGGGCTCAACGTTACCATTTCTTACAACGTAATCGCTTTGGTTTTTTGTGGGTATAAAACTTTTACTAGTAAAGTATGTTTTTTGAATACTTAAGATGTAATCGTTTGTTCCCTTATAAACTTTTAATATATCTAGTGCCCTCTTTTCTATCGGTAACTGCATTTCCATTCATTTTCCCTTTAATTTATTATTATTCAATAATAATAAATTTTTATGACAAAGTCAATTCATTAATAAATCAAAGTATTTATATAAAAACGGTAATGGAAAGAAAAACTAGAATACCAAATACTAGGTTGAATAGATTTTATGACGAGGAAGACTTTCAACTAGAGATTGACATGGCAACAGAGTTAATTGAGGGTGATATGAACTTTACCGTAGTTTTATTTAGAGTTGATAGAGTTAATACACAAATGGATGATGTTTATGGTGAAAGTAATGTAAACGATATCAGATTTTTAGCTCCAGTAGAATTAAAAGTTATTCTTAACCTAGAAAACGGTGAGAATAAATCATATTCACCAAATGGTAATTTAAGGTACCAAGATTACGGAAACCTTGAATTTACGGTTTTACAAAAACAATTAGACGAAAAAAATACCGAAATAAGCTATGGTGACATAGTTGGTTATTCTGATAGAGAAAACAATTTTAAGTATTTCACGGTATTTGATGATGATACTATAAACACCGATAATGCGAGTAGTCATTATGGCTATAGAGGTTATTTTAGAAGAATAAAATGCACAAACGTTGACCCTAACGTATTTAAAGGGGTATAATTATGGCTTTACCAGGTTCATTTAAAAAGAAAATTAACATCACACAACAACGTGAAAATATTGAGTATCCATACTCAATGCAAAGCGCTGCTGCTGAAAATATGAAAGATATGATAATCAATAAAGATACGTATCTTCCTAAAGGTGTTATGCATATTGACTTAGACAGAGGTTTTAAAGAATTTGTTAATAATAATTTAGCCATAAGTATTGACGGTGAAAAATTACCAGTTTTTATGATGGGTATTCAAAAATGGAACGAGTTTTCACAAACTTGGAAATTTTCAGATGAATATAAAAACTTAAAAATACCTTTTGTTAACATAGTTAGGAACCCTGATACAAAATATGGTACAAATCCATCTTTAATTTATAATATACCAACTGGTAAGCATTATACATATGCGGAAGTACCAACTTGGGATGGAAATAAGATGGGGGTTGATGTTTATCAGATACCGCAACCAATACCAGTTGACATTACTTATGATGTTAGGATATTTGCCTACAGACAACAAGAACTTAATAAATTTAACGCTGCTGTTTTAAAAAATTTCCAAAGTAGACAAGCCTACACCGTTGTTAATGGACATTATATACCTATTGTATTAGAAGACTCATCTGATGAAAGTCAGGTAACTGATTTGAACAATAAGAGATTTTACGTTCAGTTGTATAACTTCAATTTACAGGGTTTTATTTCAGATCCCGATGATTTTATTGTTAAACCAGCAATAAGTAGAACTTTTACAATAACTGAAAATACTTAAAAATAAAAAAAGAATTTTAAAAATGAAGAAGTAATCTGGTTTTTTGGTAAAAAATCTGATATTTATGAATAACATAAAATTAAATAAATAAAATTAACTAAATATGGCAAACAAAGTTTATGCATCTCCAGGTGTCTACACAACCGAAAAAGATTTAACATTTACAACTGAGACAGTTGGTGTTACAACATTAGGTGTAGTGGGTGAAACCTTAAAGGGTCCAGCGTTCCAACCAATATTCATCAGAAATTTTGATGAATTTAAGACTACTTTTGGTGGTACTAATCCAGAAAAATTTAAAAATACTCAAATTGTTAAGTACGAATTACCGTACATCGCAAAACAGTATTTAACACAATCAAATCAATTGTACGTTACAAGACTTTTAGGTTTATCTGGTTATGATGCTGGTATGGCTTGGGTTATTAAAACATTAGGTGCTATTGATGAATCAACTTTATCACACACTGGTGTTACACAAACAACAATTAATTTTAAAGTTGACACAAATAATAACTCGTTTTATGTAACTGGTGTTAGTGGTAATACAGATTTAATTGATTACTTAGCTAACGTAACAGGCGTTGCTACAACTGAATTTGATACAGTATTTAATCAATTCTTTACAACTATTGGCGGGTACATTAATGCTGATTTTTATCTTGGTAACGCTATGTATTGGGGTCTTTTAACCAATGATATGGATAGTCAATTAACACTTGACGCTTCAAATTATAGTATTACACCAACATACATTGACGCATACGAATTACCATTTACAATCCCAACTTCTGATAGAGATATCTACGTGTTAAACAATGAATTAACATATGATACAAATACTGAAACATATAGTGGACCATCATTTGCTTTATATTGCCATACATTTACGCCTGCTGGTTCTCACGTACTTAACGGCCAATTAGAATTGTTCACTGTTACTTTAACAGCTGATCCATTCATGGAAGGTCATAATAAGAATGTTGCTACTGTAAGAAGTAGAGGTAATTACACATCAGATGTGTTAGGTTATAAAGTTAATACTTTGGACATGGTTGCATCTTCAGGTGTTGTTAGTGATCCGTACTTAGCTTTTGATTTAACTGGTACAACAGCTAACCCTACTGGTGGTACTTTCTCATACACAGTTTCATTAGATTCTACAAAATCTAACTACATTAAAAAAGTTATTGGTACTACACCAACAGATAAAGATTCTCAAATTTATGTTGAGGAAGTTTATGACGCTTCTTTAAAATTTGGTTGGTTAAGTGGTAAAATTAAAGGTTTATACACTGAATTAACATCAGTTAACCATTGGGATCACTATAGATTCCAATATCAATCACCAGTAACACCTTTCTTCGTTTCTGAATTAAGAGGTGGTTTACCACAAAGATTGTTCAGATTAATTTCTATCTCTGATGGTACAAGCGCTAATACAGAAATCAAAACGTCAATTGCTAACGTTGATTTAGCTAAGAAAACATTTGATATCTATGTAAGAGCGTTCCGTGATACCGATGCAAATCCAGTTATTTTGGAAAAATTTGTTGACTGTACAATGGATGAATCATTAGATAACTTTGTTGGTAGAAAAGTTGGTACAATTGATAACAAATACCCACTTAAGAGTTCTTATGTTGTTCTTGAGTTGGCTGTAAACGCACCAACAGATGGTGTTCCAGCTGGTTTTGAAGGTTATGAATTTAGAACAAATGGTTTAAGTGGTTATACTGCTACTGCTGTTCCTGAAATGCCTTATAAATTAAAGTATTACGCACCTGGTGACACAATTTATAACCCACCATTTGCTAACGCAACAGTTTCTAGTGGTGATAGAGTACCTAAACATTATTTAGGTTTTTCAAGTCAATTTGGTTATGACAAAGACTTATTATTGTTCAAAGGTAAAATAAGCACATTAGGTGACAACGCTTACAACACTGGTGATGATTACGCTACCAAAACAAAAGGTTTCCACATGGATATCAACGCTGGAAGTATTATTGATTCTGTAACTGGTGAGGAAGTATTCTCTGTAGGTGTTGGTACATTTGTTGATCCGATCGTTGTTGACGGTACAGCAACTCACCCATACAATAGCATGAGAACAAGAAAATTCACAGCTTTATTTGCTGGTGGTTTTGACGGTTGGGATGCTTACAGAATTAACAGAACAAACACAGACGAATATAAAATCGGTAGAACTGGTTTCGTAGCTGGACAATTTGATACATTCACAAATGTTGAATATGCTGAATTATTTGGTACTTCTGACTACTACGCTACAATGTATGGTATCAGAACATTCCAAAACCCTGAAGAAACCGCTATCAATATCTTAGCAACTCCTGGTATTGACGTTTTAAACAACACAGACTTGGTTAGAGACGCAATTGAAGTTGTTGAAGAGAAAAGATTAGATGCAATTTATTTACCTACATTACCTGATATCAAGTTGTTAAACAATAACAACCCTTCAGATACTGAAAGCTGGTACTTTGCTCAAGATATCGTTGACGAATTAGAAAACACTGATATCGACTCTAACTACACTGCGGTTTACTATCCATGGATTCAAATCACAGATACTGATAATAACGCTAACTTGTATATCCCACCTACTGCTGAAGTAGTAAGAAACATGGCTTATACTGATAACGTAGCGTTCCCTTGGTTTGCAACCGCTGGTTACAATAGAGGTTTGGTTAAATGTAATAGAGCTCGTATCGTTCTTGATCAAGAAGCGAGAGACGTGTTATATCCAGGTAGAATTAACCCATTAGCGACTTATTCAGACGTTGGGGTTGTAATCTGGGGTAACAGAAACTTACAAATCAAATCAAGCGCTCTTGACAGACTTAACATCAGAAGATTGTTATTACAAGCAAGAAGATTGATCATGAGTGTATCTAAGAGATTGTTATTTGATCCAAACGATACAACAGTTAGAAATCAATTCTTATCGTTGGTTAACCCAATCTTGGATAATATTAGAAAAGAAAGAGGTTTAACAGACTTTAGAGTTAGCGTTGCAATGGACGTTGAAGATAATGATAGAAATACTTTAAAAGGTAAAATCTTTATCAAACCAACACCTACTTTAGAATTCATTGAACTTGAATTTACAGTAACTCCACAAAACGTATCATTCGATAACATATAATAAAATTGGGGGTACCAAAAGTGCCCCCTTATTTTTAGTCTCTTATTTACCATAGCTTATTTTCCGCTTACGGTAAAATGGGAACTAATTAATAAAAAGAAAGTAACAAAGAAAAAATAATATATAGTACATATATATAATAGAATATAATAAATAATATATTATAGTACTATATTAATAGAGTACCTTGGTTAAGACCCTTAACAAAAATAAGCCAAAAGAACTAAAAAGTCAAGTATTTTGAAATATTTTTTTAAAAAGGTGTACAAAAGCAAAAACAAAGATATTTATTAATAAACAATAAAACAAAACTAAATAAAGAAAAATATGGCTAACTTATTAATGAAAATGCCTGTTCCTTACGAACCTAAAAGAAAGAACAGGTTTATTTTAAGATTCCCAAGCTCACTTGGTATTAACGAGTGGTTTGTAATCTCTACGTCAAGACCAAAAATAGCAATAAACGAAGTTGAGATTCCATTCTTAAATACTTCTACTTGGGTAGCTGGTAGATTTACATGGGATGCTATTGATGTTACGTTTAAAGATCCTATTGGTCCTTCAGCTGCACAAGCATTAATGGAATGGGTTCGTCTACATGCTGAGTCTGTTACAGGTAGAATGGGTTATGCTGCTGGTTACAAAAAAGATATTGAATTAGAAATGCTTGATCCAACAGGTGTTGTTGTGGAAAAATGGATTCTTCAAGGTACATTTATGACCAACGTTGACTTTGGATCGTTAGAATACAGCGATGACGAAATCGCAGATATCACCGCAACATTAAGAATGGACCGTTGTATATTGGTTTACTAAGATTTGCAATTACTATTTACAAGAAGGGGACGCTATGCGACCCCTTTTTTTTTATCCATTAAGTAATTTACTATGTTTGGTGATAAAATTGTTTATTTTTTCAGTTAACAAAGTCTGTTTATCCATTTCATGCTCCCAAATGACCATTAAGGTGTATGAGAGGTCAAATTTTACGATTTTAACCTTGTATTGATCATTCTTTAGGTTTGCTCTTTGAAAGGCGTATTTTGGCTCTGGATTGTGTTTTTTGCAACAATGGAAAAAACAACCGTGAGTTTCAACTAAAATGTTATGATCTGTTAACAAAAAATCAAATTCCCTACCCTTGAACATAAAATGTTGTTCAAATTTAATATCTAGTTTGGTAAGTATTTCAGCAAAAGATACTTCTAAATTTGAAGTGCCGTTCATTTTTTTAAATAATTTACCAATTTTTCTTTTCTTTTTGGTCATATGTGCGTATTATTATAATAAGTACCGTCAAAATCACAGTAAACGGTAAAAAAAACAAAAAATATTGTTTACAGTATTTAATAATATACTATAATTAGATTAAATTTAAAGAAAATATGGATAACGGACAACAAGTTTACTTTGAGCCAGCGCATGACGTAATTAGCTTACCTTCTGGTGGTAAATTTTACAAAAATAAAAAGAGCACTATTAAGGTGGCATATATGACTGCCGCTGATGAAAACATTTTAACTTCACCAAACTTATTACAAAGTGGTAAAGTTCTTGATGTTTTATTGGAAAAAAAGATTTTAGATAAAGATATTAAAGCTGGTCAATTATTACCAGGTGATAGAAACGCTATTATCTTCTTTTTAAGAGCAACTGGTTATGGTGAGATCTACCCAGTTGAATTAACTGACCCTAAAACAGGTGAAAAATTTGTTGAGGAAATTGATATTAGTCAATTACCAACAAAAGAAAATCATTTACAACCAGACGAAAATGGTGAATGTTCATTTTTATTACCAAAATCTAAAAAAACGGTTAAATTTAGATATTTGACTTCAGAGGAAGATGAGAAAATAGTTAAAGAAGACCAAGCCAGAACTAAAAAAATGGGGTCTAACGCTATTAGTCAATTAATGACTCTTAGATTGCAAAGTCAAATAACTGAAGTTGATGGTATTAGGGATAGATCAGCTATTTCTCAATTTATCGATAGCATGTCACCAATGGACTCTGCTGAGTTTAGAAAGCATTTAATGGACAACGAACCAGGTTTAGATTTGAACATTAATATACAAGCTCCAAGTGGAGAGTTTTTTTTTGGTGAACTTCCGATTACAGCCAAATTTCTTTGGCCTTACGTATGAGTATAGGAACCAAATGATGTATGAATCATACATTTTGGTTAAACACGCAAACTTTACCTATACTGACGTAATGATGATGCCAGTCTTTGAGAGAAGGAAATTTATTGACATTTTGATGGAAGAAAATGAAAAGATAAAAGAGGCACGAGAACGAGAGATGAATAAAGCTAAAGCAAGACGATAAAAGAAACCCACTAATAAGGTGGGTTTTTTGTTTTAAAGGATATTTATATTAAACAATAGCGATGAAAAAATATATTATAACAGAAGGTCAATTAGAAAAACTTGTCAATTCAATTGATGAGAGGGATGTTAAATTCTCTGAATTACCAAAAGCTTCTGGTAAAGATTTGGGTGGCCAGAAAGAATTAACCTTTCAAGAATTTATAACCCAATCAGAAAAAGATCAACAAAATGACCCAAATGCTGGTGCACCTGATACTAAATTAAATGTACAAGCACAAGTAAGTGCGAATAGAGCTGGTTTTAATATTAATAAAACGGATCAAGCTCTTAAAAACATTGCTGGTAAGTTTTATAAACAAATGTATTCACTTGCGTATGATCCAGATTTAATGTCAATACCAGAGGGTTTAGCCGCTATTGTATTGACATTAGCTTATTCATTTGATGGAAAAGCGTACCCAGATTTTAAAATAAATTATTTAAAGAACGTTAATTATTTACAAAATAATTTAAGAAAAATTACAACGGACGGTTCATTAAAAACAATACCAACTGGGATATATAGAAATCCAACTGATCCAGAAGATATTTTAATTTACACTTTAAATAATACTGTTGTAATACATGTTAATTCGCAAAAACTTACAAAAAAAGTTGAGTTTGGTAATATAGATCCGCAAACAATATCTAAAATTGAAAATTTTTTTAAAGACATAAATAACATTGATATTGTTAATAAAGCTATTGGTAGAAAAATAGTTAGTGTTAAAAGTACTGGTAATAATCTAGTTGTTAAATTTTAATAATGCAAGGTGACGTAGCTTCAATAATAGAGGAATTGGTTAAAAAACTGCAAATTAATACGGCAGCAGCAACTAATTCACAACAAATGATCGAATCATATATCGAAGATGTAATTGATTCGTATAACAAAGCTATTGAACAAAAAAATGACATGTATAGATGGAACGCCAAGACAGAAAGTTTATGGGGTTATTTTAAAAGAGTACAAGAACAAAAACACAAAATTTATAAAGAAAGACAAAAAAGAAAAGAAAATATAGCGTTTCTTGAGGATCAGATTAATCTTTATAAAGAAAAAGAAAATGACGCAATAAATTCACATAAAAAGGAATTAGGTAACGAAATTTTTAAAAGAAGGGTTCAATTAGAAATTGAAAAAGATATTAAAGAAGCTATGGATGATGTTGCCGATACAGTTGAAACTGGGGCAAAATCAAGAAACCCTTATTTAGCCGCAATATTGATTGGTGTGGGTCTTGTTATTGATGCTGCTAAAATGCTATTTAGAATAGCAAAGAGCATAATAACAATAGGGTTTTCATTACTAACAGACGCACTTGGTGCTGATATGGGTATTGGTGCTGTTTTCAGAAAATTTCTTGAAATGCAAAAACTTGTTGGTAAAGTTTCTGCTGATTCTGGTTTAATAGCATCAGAAGCAAGAAAGTTTTTAGAGGATATGCCAACAATAATGAATGAAGTATTAGATGTTGGCGGTAGTATTGAACAAATTGGTGAGGCTTATGAAGCATATAATAGATTAACAAATAGAAACAGGGTTTTCACTGGTGGTGAGTTTAAATCAATTATAGAACTTGGTTTAGGTACTGGTCTTGGTGTTGACGCTGCTGGTGAACTTATCGGTAATTTTGAAAATTTAGGTCTTTCGCTTGATAAAACATTAAAATTTACAGATTTTGTTAGAGGAAAAGCAATGGCTGTTTCGCAAAACCAAACTAAAGTACTTAAAAAAGTAAGTGAAACAATAATCGAATTAACTGGTTTTGGTATTGAAAAAGGTTTAGAGGGTATGACCAAATTGGTTATAAAAACAGAAAAATTAAGAATTGACGCTAAAAAAAGTGTTTCAGCTTTTAAAGATGTTTTTACTGACCCAGAAAAAGCTGTTGAGACTGCTGGTACCGCTAGATTACTTGGTGGTAAATTTGCTTTGTTTTTTTCAAACCCATTTAATTTAATGGGTGAAAGTATGGATGATCCAGCTGCGTTAGTAGAAAAACTAATAGAAAGTATTAAAGGTAAAGCATATAAAACAAAAAATGGATTTCAAATAGATGCCGCTGATCGTGAATTAATAAGACAATTTGCAAAAACATTTGATCAAGACGCTGATCAATTATTTAACGCTGCTATTGAAGATGCTAAATATTCAGATAAAATTGAAGCTTTAACAAAACGTGGTATAATTGGTTTAAGTGACGAACAAAAAGATTTGGTAACGAATTTAATGACAATGAATGAAGATGGTTCTTACAGCATAAGATTGTCAAACGGTGTTGTGCAAAGATTATCAGAAACTCCAAGTAATACGGAAATATTTAAAACAATACAACAAGAAAGAAAAAACGAAGAATCGGCATTACTTAGAAAAACATTACAAGAAAGATTATTAATAGTACTTGATAGATTTAATATTGGGTTTTCACAGTTTTTTGTTGAGTTGGATAAAGTTTTTAATAACCATAATACAATTAATGATCTTGATAGTTTAGCAAAAGATGTCTCGACTGGTACCATGGAGTTCATTAGAGAAAGTTTTAACGGCCCTTTTGGTAAAATGGTTAAAGATGGTTTTATTGCAATTAAAGATATTTTTCAAAAAACATTTTCAATATTTACTGATCCGAATAAAGAATTGGGTCAAAAAATATTAGAATTTGGTAAATATATGGTTGATCTTTTTGATATAAACATTTGGCCATGGCTTAGATATTTTAATGGTGCTTTAATTAAAGAATTAGGTAAGAAATTCTTATCTGAATCAATGGAAGGTTATGGTCTTAAAATGCAAAATAAAGCTGTTTTATCAGCTGGTGAAAATAGTATGTTAGCAAATAATTTATCTGAATTAATTAAAGAAACTAAAGATTATAATTCTTCATATGGTGCTAATATTGATGTTAGTAAATTGTATGATTTACAGAAAAAAATTGATGAGTCAAATAAAAAACTTGATAAAAATAAAAATCAATTAAATGGTTTAACAATACAACCATCTTTTATGAATTATGGTGCAAAAATGTCTAATACTACCGTACCGTATAGAAATGATGTTAATTTATCTCCATTACCAGATATACCAAGACCAACTATTTTTGCCAACGAGCAGATAATACAAGGTAGAAAAGATGACGCTCTTTTATTTTTTGATGAAAAAGCGACACAAATGGCTGTTGTAAAAAAACCAGTTGTTAATATAAATTTAGTTGGATCTATTGATTTAACAAAACATAATTTAGATAATGATGGTATTAATAACGCAAAAATTTTAACATCAAAACAAATAATAGGGCAATTAGCTAATAATACTGTATAAAATAGATTATTTGATATTTATAGTTAAGCAATAATCATTAAATTTAATATATGGCACAAGCGGATTTTTTTGGTAATTTAGATGGGGCTTTAAATAAACTTGATGCAGCTAAAAAAGCTGGCATCATATCAGCCGAACAAGAGAAAGAGCATATCAATGATATGTTATCAATGTATGATGCTATTAACGCTAAAAAAGCGGCTGGTATACAATGGGATCTAAAAACGCAATCTATCTGGGGAAACCTTAAAAGATATGGTAAAGAGATGGCAGAGGATGCTGAAAATCTAAGAAAAGCTAAAAAAGGCCTTAAGAAAACAGAAGATGAAATTGTCAACATGGGCAAAGTTGCCAATGAATTAGAAAAAAGGGGTAATAAAGAAGCTGCTGACCTTGTTAAAAAGAAAAAAGCACAACTTGAGATTGAAAAAGAAATACAAGAAGTTAATTACGAAACAGCTAAAGGATCTGTAAGTAAATTAGGTCAGGCTTTAAATATGTTTGGTAAAGTTGGTGGGTTTTTATCTATGAATTTTGGTGGTTTATTTGACATATTTACAAGTATTTTAGGTGCAGCGTTTAAAATAGCTAAAGCTATTTTTGATATTATTTTCCCTATAGAAAAGGCTTGGAAATTATTCCTTGAAATGCAAAAAGTTGTTGGTGCCTTGTCTGCCGATATTGGTATGACAAATAAAGAGTACTGGCAATTATTAGACGCCATGCCAACAATATACAATGAAATACTTGAATATGGTGGTAAAATTGAAGATGTTGGTAAAATCATAAAAGGTTTTAGTGAAGAAACAGGTAAAAACAGGATTTTTAGTACCGAAGAAATTAAAGATATTGTTAATTTAGGTAATAGTACAGCGTTAGGTGTTGAAGGTGCAACTAAAATGGTTGCTGAATTTGATAAATTAGGTTTATCGTTAACAACAACACTTAAAGTCGCACAAAAAGGTAGAAATGAAGCGGCAAGGTTTAATATTAATCAAACTAAATTATTACAAACAACAACAGAAGTAATTAAAAATTTAACTGGTTCTGGTTTTGGTAGAAGTGTTGAAGGTTTAACAAAATTAGCAGCTAGAGCCGAATCCTTAAGATTTAATTTAGCTGAATCAGTAAAATCTTTTAAAGATGCCTTTTTTAACCCAGAAGATGCGGTTGAAGCGGCAGCTAAAATACAAGTTCTTGGCGGTG